CACCATTCCTTAACCGCCTCCTGAATATTCTCCTGGGTAATAGCAATCATTGTGTTCTCCTCACGATTTTCTTTGTTTGATACAATAAAGTATTCAGTGGATTCGTCATTCAATTTTATAGAAAACCACATACGTCTTTCTTATTGACCTGTCGCATATCCAGTTGGTTCCTCATTCAGGCTGTGGAATTCTAATTCTAATTCTAATTATAATTATTGAAAAGTTGAAAAAAGAAATGGCAACGATTTTCAAAAAAGGACATTTTAAAAATGTCCAAAATGAAATTGGTGGAGATAGTTTCGTATTACTACTTTTCCAAAAACGCATTTGTGATGGGATTGCAGTAATTTTATAATTTATGGTGAAAAATTTATTAGCGTAAATTTTTAGGTATATTAATGTGGAGGATGTTTAGGAACTTTTTATCTTCGTATAATATACGAAAATGACGAATAATTTAAGTTCGGTTAGTTCATCGAATTATGAATGTAAAATATGTGAGTATACTACGTGCCGTAAAAGTCAATATGATAGACATTTAGCCACATCAAAACATAAATTACGAACAAATACGAATATAGTAGTTCATACAAGTTCTAAAATATATCAATGTGATTGTAAAAAAATATTTAAACACGCATCTTCATTATGGAACCACAAACAGAAGTGTAAAGGAGTAGTGCAAGAACAAACTCCAGCACCCCCATTGGATTCCTCCTTGGTAATAGAGTTACTTAAACAGAATCAAGAATTCAAGGAATTGATGATAGAGCAACATAAACGAATGACGGAACAACAAGATACAATTATAGAGCTATCAAAGAACGCAGGAAATACAACAAACAACACAATCAACAATACAATGAACAATAACAAGTTCAACCTGAATGTGTTTTTGAATGAGACGTGTAAAGATGCTATAAATCTAAACGATTTCATCCAGTCAATCGAACTAACTATGGATGATTTTATCAAAACTGGGGAAGTAGGGTACGTGAGGGGTATATCAGACATTATGTTAGAACGTATCCGTGAAATGCATCCGCATGTGCGACCCATTCATTGTACGGACTTGAAACGAGAAACCGTCTATGTAAAAGATTCTGATGTATGGGCGAAGGAAGATGAAACGAAAAAACATTTAAGAAAGGCAGTTCGTATAGTAGCAAATAAGAACAAAGCCCAAGTCCACCCTTGGATAGCCGAAAACCCAAAATATGACATATTAGATACCCCAGAATGCAATAAATTCTTTGAATATTCCAAGGCATCGTTAGGTGGATATGGCAGAGAAGAAAGCGAGAGATTTGAAAAGAAGATAATCAATAATATATTGAAAGAGACGATAATAGATAAGGACACAATAACTACCACATAAAATGTAATATGAATACAACAAATTACATTTTGTAAATTTACATGAAATTCTTCTGTTCCAGTTGCTTGAAATCGCGGTCGTGATTGCGCGGTAATTCAAGTGGAACAACAAGAGTACTTTGGTCTTGGCAGTATTTCATGTAACTAACAGTCGAACTATATACTGAAGGTATAGCATAGTCTAGAACAAGCTCATTGAGACGTTCAACTTGACCGGTAATATCGTCTTCTCTATGTTCGGCATGCTGTAAGTAAATACTACGCATAATAATTTTGAGGGTATCTATATTTTGAGGTGCAATAATAAATTTGTTTTGCGATGCTTTATAAACACCCGCTCTGAGTGCGTTTTGTATAATTTGAATATTACCAGAAGAAAAATAGACTTGTGCGAGAACATTGGATTCAAGGTCTCCCCCAAGAGCTTCACGATATTCAGTCGATTTATTCTTGACCGCAATTTTTTCTTGCATTTTGAAAACGGCATCAGGCGACGGAGGTTCTGCGATATTTACCCGACCATTGTATCTTTCGGCATTAATAATTTTATCAACTTTAATGATACTATCAGGAGTCGAATTATAATTCATAGTGTATTTATATAATTGATATATATTTTCATTGATAGATAAACGGCATTGAGAACCAACTCATCAACTCATCAACTCACTAAATATATTTAGTGAGTGTCCCAAACAAAATATATAGAAATAGTATATAAAATGGATAATTTTTACATGACGGTTTTAATAGTCGCGGTAATTGCATTAATTCTAGTACTTACATATGTAGGTGTAATAATGACATATGGCGAAGGTACAACTGTATATCCTCCGCAAAGTACAACCTGCCCTGATTATTGGGAAGTAGATGCGGATAAAAAATGTAAAATCCCCAAAGATGGCGATAAAAACATGGGTTCTTTGTATGAAGGAGGTCTATTATCCGACAGCGTGAAAACAACAATCGGTTTCGAGGAAGGACAAAACGTAATTGACTTCTCTCACGATGGTTGGAAAGCAAGCGGTCAAGAGATATGTGCTAAACAGACATGGTCTAAAGAACATGGTGTAGTATGGGACGGTGTATCAAATTATAATGATTGTTAATTCTTCTATTTGTTTCATAGTGGTCTTACTGCTATGAAACAAATTAAACAGTAAAACTGATAACTCGACGCTGTTCCATGGAAGAATAGTCAAGTTTATCTAAAGAAACTGTATTTTGGTATAAAGTATGTACTGGGAATGCGTTTTTCGTTGGAGGTGTTATTACTTCCATAATCCCGTATTTCAGACGCCTTATAGTAGATAATTCGCGTTGAATCTCGTTTACACGTAAGTCCATTGCTGTCTTTAGAAACTCCCTATTATTCGTTTTTTTGTATTCGTCCATAAGTTGTTTGCTTTTTTCAATGTAGTCGAATAGTTTTTCTTGGGAAGCGATTATGCTTTGGATAGTATCTTTGTTATTATACGTGTCGTTGTATTTGTCAAGATATGATTTATATGAGTCCTCGTTCTCGGTATATAATTCAAGAGATTTCTTGTATAAATCCACGTTCTCACCCCCCGATACGTAATCAAACAAATCATTGAGTTTTTCCATGTCAATCATTTCGCGTGTTTTCTCGAATTCCTCCTTTGTAGTATCAAACATCTCTCCAAAATTCAATAAAAAACCGGTGAAAATTTCAACATTAAGATTACACGGGTTTTGCGTATCTCCACACATAGCCTTGTATACATTTTCATCTTTAGTGAAAATGGTGCCAACCTTACGTTTGCATTTAATACACTCAGGAGCATATTGTTGAATAAGTCGTTTTGCGATTTTACGGTTAGGTTCTTTTTTATATATTTGTTTCTTTTTGTTATGTATGTTGGACTCATATTCGCTTTTCATACGAAAATACAAGTTAAGTGCGTCGGTATAGTTGGTACTGTCTCCGTCATCATTCTCGTCCTTGTCATCTCCTCCTAACTGGTCTACTTCGGAATTTCGGAACTCTATACTGGGGTTATTATCGTATATTAAATTGGTGTTTGTGTCAAGGTTCTCAATGAGTGTAATTTTATTGTTGGAAATATTAAGAGTATGTAGTTTGTGTAAATCTTGTAAGTTTAAAGTGTGTAGTTGATTAAATTCACAAAATAGCTCTTCTAGACTGGGTGGAAGGTTCTCTAACAATGTAAGTTTATTGTGTGAAATGATAAGTGTTTTAAGATTGTTTACATTTGACAAATTAACAGAGTCTATCATATTTCCCGAAACATTAATAGAGGTTAGAGAACTAGGTAAATTTTCAAGTGTTTTGAGAAGATTGTCGGTACATTCGAGAGAGGTGATGCCCTTAGGTACATTCGATATGTTGGTAATTTCGCCTTTACCAAACCGTATAGACTCAACTAACCCGAATCCCAGTTCCCTGAGTGGTAATAAATCAATATCACCATGTAATTGTTCTTGTATTGTTAAATGTGTGGATTGTCTGGTTAGGTTCTCTAAAATATCTAATAGTCGCGATTGGGCGGTATTTTTCTCCATAATAATATGTTCTCGCTGTTGATTTGTAATACTCATCCTAATTTATAGAATATGCACATAATAAAATTGTATATTATCCGGATATGAAAGGTAAATTAGAAATACTAGAAAACTGTGTTTCTTCGTTAGTTTTCCTTTGGTCTTGATAATATCGAATCTTCGACATTACGTATTCTTGGTCTTTTATCAGTTTTTGTTGTCTATCATACTCATTCGGTTTTTGTGTATAACAGTAATACAACGTAGCAATTACAAGTGATCCGAATATAACGAGAACCCCAATATTGAGGACATAAAAATACACATCTACTCGTTTTGAATGGCAGTTTTTGAGAGTGTTAAATAGGTAATTTTTAACCGAAGGTTCGATTAATGTAGCCTCGTCCATTATTATTCTGTATACAATAAAAATGGATGAAAATTTGATTACAAGAACGCTAAATAGTACATGACAAACAAATAAGAGAAAATAGCGATAACGATAGAAACACTCCAAATCGGGATAACCGTTTTGTGTCTATACCCCACGCCAAATTGTCTAAATGAACCATCATCATTGTATAACATAGTAGGTTTCGTCATATGAATAATAGAGAACAAGATGAGAAAAATGATAATAGCAATACTCAGTTTATGGTATCGTACAAATCCTTTCATTATATTGATATGTGTGATTATTTACAATATCAATATAAAAAATTTACGAATAAAAACGGCTAATCTTCTGGAAAATCATCTTCATCTCTGTCTTCCGGGTAAAAATCCCCGTCCATGTAATTTTCCCCTAGGTCTTGAAAGTCGTAAGTGTCGCGATTATAATCGTCTCCTGGGTCATATTCGTCCCGCTGTTCGATGTCATATATATCCACGGAATCCAAGTTTTGTTCTCCCGTGTTTTCGGATTGTTCTACTAATTCATTTCGTTCCCGGTCGTAGGTAGTTTTGTCGTATTGGAAGATACCTTTTTGTTGTCCTATATTCCATCGTTCTAGTTTGTGTTTTTTAAACATGTCTTCTATTTTACGTTCTTCAATACTCATATTTCCCAAATAAGAAATAATGCCTTGTTTTTCCTTATCCTTAGAGCGATTTACCTTTTCCATAATAGTATCATATGTAATGTCTAAAGCAAGTTTATTTTCTTGTTCCACTCCAATAAAGGTGATTAATAGGGAAGCAACACGTTCTTTCAACTCCAATAAGTTGCCAGTAACAATTTGTATCTCCTCTAAATTGTTTTGCTCTTCGGTCATGTTTTCATCTATATCATTCACTTCCGTTTGTAGTTGTTCTGAAACAATAGTGTCATTTACAATATCTTGGCGTCGAGTTAATTTGTTAGTTTGAATATCAGCAATTAGCAGGTCCGGGTCATTCGAAAGGACAATGTATTCATAAATGATGGAATAGAAACAATAGGTGTAAATGCGGTACATGGTTTGTTTATCAAACATACAATGGAAAGATTGTCGTGTTTCGTCAACCTCCTTTACTAGTTCGGTTTGAAAGGGTATGTTTTCCATAAACATGGTAAGAGTAGATAGACGTTTTCCTACATCCATTAACAGTCGCATAAGGATTTTATCAGATTTAAATGCGTGGAGCTTCTCATAGTATTTTTCGATGAATTTGGAAACATCAGTTGCGTGGTTGTCGCTAATTCCCCAATGTTCTGGAACTTTGTAATAAAACGGATTTTCATGTAATAGTGCGGATGGATAAGTTCTTCCAATAGAGAACGACGCATTTTGTATGAATTGAATGACTGAATAGAGTCCTGGGTCTGAGAATCCATTTGTATCGGTGATGTTTTGGTCGATAGACCAGGTTGTGATATTCATCAAAAACGTCTCAAACTTAGTCATATCCGTTTCTCCAAGATTGCCATGTTTATCTATGAACGTAACGATTTCTTTGTATAATCGAGTATTTGTAGTAGTTAAGTATTTATTTAACGTTTTCAACTCGGCACATTTATCGCTAGTCATAACCTTTGGATTGTATTTATTGAGAACATTTAACATATGTTTGCGTAATGGTGCTTCGATAACAGTTGAATTGGTTAGTTCGAGATGTGCGATAACGTCTTTCAATACATTTACCTGATTATGTTCGGTTTGATTGTCAATATGAATAAGATTTTGTTGGTATACGAGTTTCATTAATTTATGTAAATCACTTTCTGTGTATTTTTTCCCATTGCGTTTGAGAAACTCGATTTTGTCTGCGATTTTCCACGAAGGATTGTATCCATCTGGGCGTTCGGAGCACACGGATTTATATATATCTGGAACCGGTAAATTTCTGTCAAAATTACAGTAATGAATAACCGTAGAATATATTAACTCTTCCATATCTCCACTGGAAACAACCGGATATACAATACCAGTAAATGGTTGATGGTATAGTGACGGAGCCTTGGTTAATGTAGTAAGGTCATTTACAATAGCCGATAGTTGTTTTACCGTTTTGATACCCACTAGAATATTTTCGTCTTCTTGGTTAAAGTATGCGATAGGATTTGTAAGATTGTTTTCATTACAGCATGCATTTTCCAAGAACGGTATTTGAGAAGACGTTTTGAGGAGTTGGTCTTTATTTCTTACAATATGATTAATATATTCAATAATTCCATACCCGAATTGCGTAATCCTACTTTTCAAAACCGAAATAGATTTGTATTGTTCTGGTTTACCGAACCGTAATAATTCAATAAAGTCCTTTTTAAATTCATTGCTAACATTTCTGAGAGAGTTAACAATCGAGAATTTAACGACGGGTGGCATGAAATGTTTCCATTTCTCAATATTATGTTCTTCGGGGAGAACAATATCGGGATTCAGAAGAGTATATTCGCGTTTTTTGACATACAAATCCGAAATGTCATTACGTTTTAAAATATGTAGCTCAATCATACTATGAATACGTTTTGCGAGATTGTCCTGTTTATATTGTTTAATAGCGTCCCATGGAGAGATTTGACTTTTAATTTTATAAAGAACACATGCGATATATTTAATGCCCGTGGTATCCTCAATCCCACTCATAGGGAATCCTCCAAAGGAACGAACACATCCAGGGAACGTTTTCTTTGGTTTGAATGAGGGTGTTGCGGTTTGAATCGCGACAAGTAATACGGAGGAGATAATAACTATGACCGTTTCATTGTAGTATTTCTGGTAAGGTCCCAATGACTTCCCTTTATCCTTTTCTAATTTTTTGGATTTTCTATTGTATGCTTCTTCCTTCATAATACTTTTGTCAATGATTTCGGAGGATGTTCTCATGACAAATTCTTCAATCGTGTCAACATTAATATCAATGTTAGAAGAAATGGCGGAGAAAACATTGTAAATAGTTTCTGACAGTTTATTCTCAAATACCCTCTTTTTTTTCTTACCAAGCGATTCGAGAACAACCGACCCCAAATCTTTTTCCATAATATCGTTTGATGTAATCCGGAATCCACTTTCATCAAATCCCTCTTCGCTGCTGAAATCTATTTTGCGTAGGACGAACCCGCTGTATTTATCAACAATGGAGTCGCCATCATCGCTCAGCATACCATTCGAATGGCATAATTCTTCTAATTTTTTATTATACTCACCGCCATTTATAAATTCATTGGCTAATTCGGAAAGGGAAATCGGAAGTAGTTTTGTATTGGTGTCTTTACAATATAACCATGCATGATGTTCGTTAAGTTCTGTTACAAGGGGGGAACGGCAGTATTTCCGTACGAAAATAAGAAGGTCTTGTTGTTTCTTAGTAAAATTGTCCTGTCCCAATATGAGGTCACGTAATTGTAAATGTGGTGACATAATGACTTCATTGTCACTTGCCAACGTACCAATCGTATATGCGAGATTGTTTGCTTTATACATTTGAATGTCTTTTAATATGCGAGATTTATTAAGCATTTTCAAATGGTATGCGATGTTATCTTCTAGTTTCTTTTCAAGTTCATCAACCGAGATTTCATACCTCTTGTCAAATTCATTGAGTAATTTGTCACGTGTGTTATGTTGGAATCTACGTTTGGCTTGTTCGGTTGTTTCACACACACTATTGTTCTGGTTTTTGTAACAATCGCGACTGATATTACAGAATAAGGTATTCGTATCCATAAATGCTTCTTCTTCAATGGACGTATCGCTCACCCAATTATCTTTAACGCGTTTATAGTAGGTAGTTTTTTTACGTATATCCTGTTCTATTTCTACGGATTCCTTTTCTTTGGGTGACAATGATTCCATATTCCTACCATCATTTAAGGTTGGTTTGATTTCCAGCATTGCGTACTCTCCGTCAGATACCAGTTTCTTACCTGTAATCATAGTAGTGGCTAGTTCTTTTGCGGTATCCTCTTGTGCGTCATGTTTATGGATAAGGTTCTCAACTAAAAATTCATGAAACAATTCAGGCAGCATTTTCTTCTCATCATCCTTATATTTCTTTAAAATATGATAAGGTGTATCGTCAAGTTCTGTATCATAATACACCTCGTCGTTGTTGTTATCCATCTGTAACTCTTTCATAGAAGTATATTTCTTAGTTAAGAAACGTTTGGTGCAATCCGCTGCTTTTACTCGTTCATTGTCGGTCATTTCATCTATATTCGGTTGATTGATGGCATCACTCAGATTTTCCGGTGTAATAAGTGATATTAAGATGGAAACCATTAAATTCGTATATAACCTACTATTGTCACTGTCATTGATGTGAAGCAATATTTCTTGTGGTGTAAGTTTGTTACTAGCTTTCTCTTTGGATAACAAATGATAATTTTGATAAAATGGTTCCATCATATCGCTATTTGTAGAAATAAGGTTTAAAATAGTGTTCGTGCTGAAGGGTGTGCTTTCGTAGTTGGCATTGCGAATGTAATTAAATTTCTTTGTTTTCTGGTTGATACTTTCCTTAATTTCTTGAATACGTTCTCGAACAAGGAATTTAATTTGGCTATATTGTTTAAAGTTGATGTCTTCTGAATACACAGCAAAGGGTTCTAATTGTTCTACAAATCCCAAGAAAGAAATTTTATTCTTCACGTATTTTCTTACTGTTTTAATGAAGAAATGCGTCTTAGGTATGATGACTTCTAAGAATTGTTTAAAACGATTGTTCTCGTAGGTGTCTTGTGAGACCTCATTCCCAAGTATGAATTCTTGTATACCAGATAGAAAGCCCATTTTCGTTTCAGCTTCCATCTTCTCATAATCAAGTTCTTTCGACAGGTCATTAATCACGTGGGGTATTATCTCCCTATTCTTTCTTAATAGCCGTAAAATAGATACATAGTTCTCATGTAGAGCGGATTTTTGTAAAATACTGGTATTCGGTAAATCAATGGTTGAAAATCGAATGACCGGTTCAGGCATCATAAGAAGGGACTTAATCGTCATATTATCGTTTTGTGTCATAGGTTTTCGCACATAGATAGATTTCCCTGCTTTTAGGTCTACCTTTTCAACATTGGAAAGACCAAGATTGTATCGTTGAATAATAAACTGTTTGGTAACTAGGGGCATATTCTTGTCGCCGAATACTGTGGAATTAAACTCTCCGAAATTATCAACAATTGCGTCAATGTTACCGAGGACATCTTGATTATAAAGGTAATCGTTAACGTTGTCAGGTTTTGTAATAGGTGTTAATAGTGTGGAGGTGCGAATATTTAGGTCGGTATAGGTTAATGTTTGGTCGGTATTTTTTCTATGAAAATAGTTGTCTTGTAACGTCTGTAAGCGCAGTAAATCACTATCATTACTATTAATGACTACATCATCCGTCTCGACGGTCGATTGAGAACAAATAAATTTTTTATTGGTGACGACGGGAACTAACCATTTAAGTTGTGCGTCAATATTCACAAGTTTATCAACGATAGGTTTATAATAGGTACCTTTGGTGTTGGTATCATAAATGTTTTGATTGCTATCAAACTTAGAGAACTTGTGTCTTAGTTCTTTGAATCGTTCAATGAGTAAGTGAATATTATTCATAACGCGTAATGAACGCTGGCTGTTAGGAATAGTCGACAATAATTCATCCACCATATCATTCACTTGTTCTTCCACGCTATATCGTCGTTCTGATTCTGGTATTTCGACCACCTGTTCTAATGCTTCTAAACTTTCCCCAAATACTATAGAATTTGCGTCAATGTATAAGTTATGAAGTGTTTCGCGGACGTTTTCATCAAATTTGCCATCTTCTGGGACTTGAATAACCGAGTCTCCTGTGTCAGTGAATTCCATGGTGGCAGTATCTTCTTGTTGAAAGTTTTCCGGTTCGAACTCTTCGCCTTCTTCTAATTCTTGGCGAACGATAGCAAGTGATGGTACATTCTTCAAGGAGTCAGGCTTGGTGCGTATTACAATTCGTTCAATAGGAATATTTTGAGGAAGCCCCTTATACCCAAAATTCAAGTAGATTGTTTTTATTTCGGGGAATGTAGTAATTTCAATCATGTCCTCTTCTAGATTCGTAATTTCACCGGTAATGATAGCCGGAATTTCACCTCCAAAATGAATATCAACCCACGTTTTAGGTAGCAAATTATTCTGTCTTGCATATCCCTTCTCATCACTTCTATTAAGTAAATGAATTTCAGTAATAGATTCATCGCTTAATGAACCGTCATCAGTAATATTTAAAATATGCGTTTTACCTGTAGACGTGCTTATAATAGAAACTTTATTGTCATCGATATACATGATTAATCCAGTTGTTTCATGAATGTCATTATTCGTCGGTGCTATTATTTCAATAATATCTCCTAATTCTAATTGAATAGAACGGTCACTGTTAATTGTGTTTCTGTTAAGTGATGTTTCTTCTATTATAGTATCAGTGTCGTTTGTTGTTTCCATTATAATATAATACTAAAATATATAATATGTATCTAAATTATATTACTTACAAAAGTTATTTCGTAAACAAAATAGATAAAAACTGTTCCATATGTAATTTTATTAGACATGGAACTAAGTCCTCCCTTATCAGATGTTCGTTTGGACGTACCCTATATGTTGAATAAGAATTTAATAAGCAATATAGTGGATTTCGATAATTATTATTATTATACGTTTCGCTACGACAAAGATGTATTATGCTACAATGACGAGGAAACCCGATTGTATAGAATGGTAATCTATTCATACCCTGAAAATTGTTTATTGAGTTATTCGCCACCGAAAGCGCTGGGATACAATACTTTCATGCGTTATTATCCAACGATAACTCCCAATATCCAAGTAAGTGAATATATAAAAGGAAGTATGGTAACATTACTATATGATAATCGATGTAATATTTGGAGGATTGTCTCATCTGCGGACGAGACAAAGACAAGTATAATAAGTAAGTTGAAATCTGTTTTTCACATAAACGACCAACATAGCACACCCATATTGGAATATCTACCCAAAACCCAATGTTACACGTTTATTTTAAAGAGAAATTATAGAAACCTTCCTACAAATATAGATAAATTTTACTTAGTGTCTATATATGAGATAAAGGACAATACAGTGAAGTACATACCTAACGTGGAATATGAGAATAGCAGTTTTTTACGAGATATAGAAGGGTTGATTTACTTCCCCCGCAGGTATAATATTTATTGTTATAACAGTTTATACAATATACCAGAGGACATAGACGGTTTCCTAGTAACGGATATAAATACTGGACGTAGCACAAAGATGTTGAACCCAGATACATTAATCCGTGAAACTATGAGTGCTATAAATCCATATCATACCTATGAATACTTCTGTCTTCGTCGCATCGACAAAGTATATGAATACAATAAAATATATCGTAAATCTCGTGACAGTCGTCACAAAGTGCATAATGAATATGAGAAACTGATAACTATTCTACACGAACATTACATGAATAAGTTCGTTTTCAAAACCAAGCCAATAATCCCCGAAAAATACAAACCTTATATTCATTTCCTACACAATAATGTTTACATTCCTTCTTTGAAGAAGAAAAATAAAGAAAAGATTACACGGACATCTGTAAAGACGTATTTGAGTTTATTAAACCCAACTGAATTGTTAAGTTTATTGTATCAGTAACACTTCCCTTACATAGCGGAATACACAGTAGATAATTTGCTAAGATTCTGAATGTACTTCATACAATGGTCTTTGTTTTCATCATTCATGGTTCGAACGGGTTCGCGAATCTTGTCAATCATGTTCATGATTTCGCCAGCATTAGATACGGATTGAAGGTCTTGTGAGTAATCCTTATCAAAAAAGAAAGATATGTCCCCAGCATCAATAATCTGTTGATACGGGGTATATACCTTTTGAAACCATGCTTTTACAATTAAAGATGGATTCGCCTTTTTGATGGTTTCAAACGAAGTCTTTGCCTTAGTTACATCTTGATTCTCGGGATATATACGAATAATATCATCCAAAAACTCCAACAGATGAGTGTTAAATGCACGACTAATGGTAGATTTATCAGCCATAGTAATATACAAAGTAAAATAACATAGTATTTATATCATTTTTTTTTAGTTTGTAATTTGTTGTCCGAAGGGTTGTTTGTTTGGCATAATTTCACTAATTTCATCCATTCTTTTTTGTTGTAGTGAATCTACAGTAACTCCAGTAGACACCTTATCTGGTTTGTACGTGTCGTCGGGAGTTTGTATTAAATTAATACTATTCCCAGCGGACACATAATTATACATTTGTCTATTCCCACCTGAACCTTTTGCGCTTAATTCGTCCGGCGACAAATCATATAGAGTGTACTGCTCGGACATTATATTCGTTCCTCCAGATGAGTTTCCTAAATGAAATGACACCGGTTCTCCATTGAAGTTCGTAGCGACATTCGCCCGTTGTTTGATATCATTGTGAAAAAATTTAATAATGTCGTCGCCATGGATAATACGATAATTATCTTTAATCAACAATAATGCGGGTACACTATGTATATTCGGTGGCAACACCACTTTCCCACCATTTTCAAGAAGGATATAGGTTTGGTTCGTTTGTTTATCCACTTGGCGTTTATCAATACATATAAAACTTAATTTGTCACTTAGATTCCCCTTGACGAGAGTTTGTAATACTTTTTGAGAATGAGTACAATAATTACTATAATATAAAATATCCATGGTGTATATATTTTATACTAAATATTTCTTTATACGCTTCCTACGCACATAGAATGTAAAAGACGATTTTGGAAATAGAAAATAGCATATCCGATACCGACAGTTACCATTTGGAAGTAGAAATCAAGTCCCTTGCGCTGTGATATACCTACCATAAGAGAAGTCACGACTAAAAGTGAAAGAAGGAAAAATCCTAACATAGAAAGGAAGTAGAAGTAAAGACAATAGTCTTTGCTGAGGGGACCAAAAATAGATTGAAGAAAGCCGTCCATTATAGTTATAGATTATACAAAGAAAATAATTCTAAAAATAATTCTAAAAATATTACTAAAAATATTGTAAACAAACTGTATAAATATATGTTTCCATTTTATATAACCTCGTTATGGATAATTCCACAGTATGGAAATTAATGGATAAGTACTTTCAAGACAATCCTCAAAGTTTAGTAAGACACCATACCGAATCATATAACGATTTTTTTAAGAATGGTATTTTTCAAATTTTCAAAGAAAAGAACCCATTGCGTATAAGAACCAAGTTTGACGAGAAACTAAAAGAATATCGTTCTCAATGTACTATGTATTTTGGAGGCAAAGAGGGTAACAAAATCTATTTTGGAAAACCAGTAATATACGATGATAATAATACCCATTATATGTTTCCAAACGAAGCCCGACTACGAAACATGACATATGGTATGACAATCCATTATGACATTGAAGTAGAATATACTGACATTTTAGACGAGGGAGAAGAGCCAACTCTGGTAGGTCCCGACGAACTATTTAAAGGGGGTCAATACAAGGATGCGGTCGCGTTTAAGAACTTTAAAGAAGACACTGATATTGTGGATATAGATATAGATATGGATATAAATGAATCGAAGGTTACAAAACCAGAGAATGAAATAGAAGGTGGAGCACCAAAAAGGCGTGCTAAGCGTACGACTCAAGAAATGTCTACCGAAGAGACCGCATTAATTCGCGAACTAACCGAGAAGTCTTTAGTTGGTTCAAATAAACAGGTCAGAACAACGACAATTGAAAAAGTGTTACTCGGAAGGTTCCCGATTATGGTCCAGTCCGACTATTGTGTGTTAGCAGGATTACCTGCGGACGTACGTTATACAATGGGTGAATGTCGTAACGACCATGGAGGATATTTTATTATAGATGGTAAGGAGAAAACGGTTGTTTCCCAAGAAAAATTTGGCGACAATATGCTTTATATCCGTAAGTCGGGTGATGATAGCTATTTATATTCGGCTGAAATACGGTCGGTTTCTGAAAATGTATCAAAACCAATACGAACATTGTCTGTGAAAATCGTCGCTCCTACACCATCATTTACTTTTAAAAACATTGTTGTAAATATTCCAAATGTAAGAAAACCGGTCCCATTGTTTATTGTCTTCCGTGCACTCGGAGTAATTTCGGACAAACAGATAATAACATCTTGCTTGTTAGACATTGAAAAATACGAACACTTGGTAGATTTATTCATTCCTTCCGTTCACGATAGTGGAGGTATTCTTACCCAACGTACTGCGTTGAAATACATAGCCTCTCTAACAAAAGGAAAGACTATTTCACACGCACAGGAAATATTGGCGGATTATTTGTTACCTCATGTCGGTGAAACAAATTACATAGACAAAGCATACTATCTGGGTTATATTACCCATCGTTTATTATCGGTGTATACCGGTGTAGAGGAGCCAACTGACCGCGATAATTTCAAATACAAACGCATTGAGTTAGTGGGTTCCTTGATGTATGACTTATTCCGTGAGTATTACACCATGCAGTTACGCAAAATACATTTGGATTTTGAGTCAAAAATCACATTTAACAAGGCAATGTATGAAGATAATCTACAAGCACTCATCGAGCAGAATTATAAAAGCGTATTTTCCGATAAATTAGTGGAAGAAGGATTCCGTAAAGGGTTTAAAGGAAATTGGGGTGCACAATCCCATACAAAGCGTATAGGCGTAGTACAAGATTTAAACCGTCTTTCTTATAATTCCGCATTAAGTCATCTGCGCAAAACAAATCTACCTCTCGATTCAAGTGCTAAACTAATTGGTCCTCGTGTGCTTCATAGTACGCAATGGGGTATGTTTGACCCAATTGATACCCCTGATGGTGGTAATATTGGTATTCACAAACATATGGCTATAACTGCTTATATAACACAGGGTGTTTCACGCGAACCGATGATTAAATGGTTACGTGAGAAAGCTGAAATGAAACTGTTGGAAGAATGTACTCCTATGGCTTTGGCAAAAACGACAAAGGTGATTATAAACGGTTTATGGGCGGGTATTGTGAATACTCCAAATGAAACGGTTGAAAAGATACGTTTGTATAGACGTAATGGATTAATTCCCATTTATACGAGTGTTTCTTTCCAAATTTCCCAAAACACGGTATTTATTTATACTGACGCTGGTCGTATATGTAGACCTATTTTCTATCGTGACCCAGAAACAAACAAGATGTCATTCGATAAAACTATTGTAAAAAAACACCTTGATGAGGGCGATTACTCTTGGAATGATTTAGTTTCTGGATTTAATAAAAAATCTATCAAGGATTTTAACCCAAATGATTATAATATGTATGAGTTATCGGAATTGTATGATAATATTAATGGAGAAACTGCTCCATCTCGTATAAAGCGTTTCTTAGAAGAGAAAGCGATAATTGATTACATCGATACAAATGAAACCGAAAATTCATTAATCGCGGTCAATCAAGAAGAATTGGAAGCAAGCAATCAAGACAAACACACCCACTTAGAAATACATGAATCCTTAATATTCGGTACCATGGCGAACATCATTAATTTCCCTGAAAACAATCCAGCATCCCGTAATTCTTTTTCATGCGGACAAAGCAAACAAGCATGTTCTATGTATCATACGAATTTCCAAGTAAGAATGGATAAAACCGCCGTAGTCTTATCTTCCGGACAGATTCCCTTGGTAAAGTCCCGTTACCTGGATTATATTAACAAGGAAGAGAACACGTACGGTGAAAACACGATTGTAGCAATTATGTGTTATACTGGATATAATGTAGAAGATGCTATTTTAATCAATGAAGGTGCTTTAAAGCGAGGGTTGTTTCAAACTACCTATTATACAACCTACGAAACTCACGAGGAAATTAGCAAGGGAAGCGAAGAAACTACTGAAAAAACATTTACGAATATTGAATCTGAGATGGATGTAGTTGGAACAAAACCGGGTTACGATTATAGTAAATTAGATAAACATGGTATTGTTAGTGAAAATACCGAACTGAATGATAAAACTGTATTAATTGGTATGACTAGCAGGAGTTCTTCACAAGATAGTAGAATATCAGACATGTCAAAAACGCCAAAGAAAGGGCAATTGGGTACGGTAGATAAAACATTTATCACAGAGGGAGAATCCGGAAGTCGTATTGCGAAGGTTCGGGTTCGTGAAATCAGAATCCCTAATTTAGGTGACAAGATGGCGTCTCGTGCCGGACAGAAAGGAACTGTCGGTCTGGTAATTCCTGAAAGTGACATGCCGTTTACACGCGATGGTGTTCGCCCAGATATGATTATCAACCCTCACGCGATTCCATCTCGTATGACTATCGGACATTTGGTAGAATGCATAGTAGGCAAAGCGTCATCCATATATGGTGGGTTCACGGATTGTACTGCGTTTAACAACAAGGGTTCGAAAATAAAGGTCTTTGGTGAGATGTTGTCAAATGTAGGATACCATTCAAGTGGGAATGAACTATTGTATAATGGTATGACTGGAGAACAGATAGAAAGTGAAATCTTCATGGGTCCCAATTATTATATGAGATTGAAACATATGGTAAAGGATAAGGTGAATTACCGTGCTCGTGGTCCAAATACACAGTTAACGCGTCAACCCGTTTCTGGACGTGCTAATGATGGTGGTCTTCGTATAGGCGAAATGGAACGTGATGTTGTAATTTCCCACGGTGCGAGCGAATTCTTACGCGAATCGATGATGGATAGAGCAGATAAGTACCATATTGCGGTTTGTAACACAACCGGTATGATGGCGGTTTATAATCCTTCTAAGAATATTTTTATGAGCCCAATGGCAGACGGACCATTGAAATTTACAGGTTCGCTTGATGGAAAAGAACAGCACATAGAACAAGTAAGTAAATTTGGACGCAATTTCAGTATGGTAAACGTGCCTTATTCATTCAAATTGCTTCTACAAGAATTACAAACTATGAACGTTCATATGCGATTGATTACAGATGACAATATAGAGCAATTAGAAAGTATGTCTTATTCAAATAATATTGACCGATTAACATTCACTACCGATTTCTCTCCTCAAGACATAGTACGAAACACAAAATACAATATCAATGCCACTAACAAGCCAAAATCAAACATAGAATCAATTAAGGTAGCTCAGGATATTCCAGTAGATTCTCCAGCACTCCCACCAGGAAGTCCTGATTTCCCTCCCGGAAGTCCTGATTTCCCTCCAGGAAGCCCTGATTTCCCTCCCGGAAGCCCTGATTTAGCCGAAGGGTCTCCGTATCAACCAATAGGACAGGACTTACAGAACAGTGGTATATCTGATTCATTAAAACGAGAGATATATGGTTCCCCTACACAGGATAATAGTCCAGAGATTGCTCCAGGAACTCCGTATCAATCAACCAACGGAGACTCGTCGAACAATGGGATATCTGATTCATTAAAACGAGAAATATACGGAACATCCACACCCACACCAGAAAAACCCGAATTTAACGAACTATCTAAACAAGCACGTGAATATACAGTTGGAGAGCAAGTACATTATAGAGGTGATGAAATGCCTAGTCGAGCATGGAACATAACTAATATTGGTGACCGTTTTCTTAAAATAGAAACAAATACACCCGGATTAAAAGACCCCGACACTATAAAATTAGTAACAGCTTTAGACATATACAAATTAAATGGATACGAATCGTCAATGAGTCCAACCACACCCCCGCCCCCACCATCTGCCGATAGTTCGATTGAAGGGGGTGCGGTCAAATATGGTGATACTGCCACTCATCCGCCTCCACCAATTAACATAAAAATAATTAATAATGGAAATGACTTTTCAACTGACAATGATGCGCTTCCCAGCGACAATGTAATATCAAATTCTCCATACAATAACAATCGCGATGAAGAAATTGTATCATTCAATCCACCAATAGAATATGACAGTGCGATGGATAAGATAGAACCTTCAAATACAACCAAGTCGGGGAAACTGGATTTTGATAATTTAGTTGTTAGAAAGGTATAAAAAATTGAAAATGGAATAATATTATATAAAAGTATCAATCTTATTTATATAATAGAATGTCAAGCACCAATACATCAACAACCAATAGCAGGATTTTAAAGTTGTTTAAATCCAGAAATACATTGATAGACCAATTAGACGGTCTTGGCTATGATATCACGGAACATAGTGATTTTAGTATTAATGAAATAGATGCGATGAATACAAACAACCAGTTAGATTTACTCATAAAGCATAGTACGGATGAACGTAAAGTGTATGTAAAGTATTATTTAACGTCAAAACAAATTAATCGTGCGAATTTAGACAATATCATAGAAGATATTTATAATATCGACAATATCATCACCAAAAATGACACACTAATTATCATCATAGAAGATGAACCAAATGAAACAACGATAAACAAAATCAAATACCTATATAATCGCGATGGTATATTCGTTGTAATTCATAACATTAATAGACTTCAATACAATATATTGAATCACACCTTCGTGCCAAAATGCGAAATTTTAGGAAATAATGAAGTAGAAGAGTTGAAGAAGAAATACAATATTCTCCGTACAAAACAATTACCCGAAATATCTCGATTTGATCCTCAAGCATTAGCCATGTGTATGCGCCCAGGACAAGTTTGTAAGTTTAAACGCGAAAGTTCTACCGCATTATTATACGATTATTATCGTATTTGTGTGTAAAAATATAAAATCATACTATATTAATAATAACGCACCATTATGTCCAAGTTAAATGTAGAAGTCGGTTACGATATGAAGGATTTTTTTTATGTGAACGCGATAAAATCAAAGGATATGCCAACAAAGGACCGATGTGAAGAGATATTAAACAAGGTATATGTTCCAAGTACATGTGAAGGAGAAGAATTTGGTAACAATCGTAAGGATTGTTTAGATAGACAATTATGTGAAAATAAAAATCTGTCTGACACCATACTTGATATACAACAAATCCACAGCGGTTCAGTTGGTAAATATGACGACTCCCAAAAAATCTTTAATCGTGAATTATTCAAGACCGCAAACTTGTCTATAGGCATTGTAGGACTAATGGTTCTAATATATCGGTTTAGAGAAGTATAAAATCTACTATTATTGTAAGAATAAGATTACAATAATATGAATAATAAAGATACAGATAATAAATGGTTTGAAAACGTGCAAAAATCAGATACCGGTGTGAGTGTAACTATTCTCCCATCTGATAAAGTATCATTACGAGCATCCAGCAGTAGTACCAATAGTAATGTACGGAATGTAACCGATGGTAAGTCTTCTACAAAATGGACGAGTAATTACAATATACAAACCTATAAAGATGATTTTTATACGGATAGGAAAGTAACACGTGGGGATTATTCAAGAGGAGAAATTGTGAAAGATGGTATAAATAAAACGTTATTGAATGACAACCTGAAACGTAAAGATGGGCTGCGTGGTAAGATGACTTCTTTAAAAAATGAAATGAATAAAACGGTAGAAACTTATAATAAGCAAAAAAAAAGAATAGAAACAAAATCACCATCAGACTTTAAAAAAACAAGCAACGTACACATCGGTAATTCTGGTGGAAATACTAAACCAGTTCAATTGTCTCAACATGGTGTGCAGGCAATATCCCCAACAATTAGTAATCGTTATGGAGATAGGTTCGTTACTCGCGTCCAAAACTATATGTTGGTTGAACGACTCGACGAAAATAATGGATGGGGCGACAGGGATCTAGGTACACACGTAGTAAATGCTGAGGGTAAACGTACCTACATACATATAGGCAATCATAACGACCAACACTCAAAATGGTTTGCGTTAACAGATACCAGTATGCGACCCGAATCTAGTATTATAAGTAATCGTTATAATGATATATTTAGTGTAAGAACATTGAATTATTTAATAGTAAAACGTACAGATAGGGGTAGTGGTTGGGGAGACAATGCGCTATCAACCCAAGTATATTCGTTAGATAAGCCAGCATACCAGAGGTATTTAAATGACCGTAATAATAAAACAACGCACAATCGAAAAATAGACGAGAAAATAAACAAGATAAAACGAGACTTCAAATCCAAAATCAATGACGTTCAAAAACAACTTACTGACGTACCTCATGTAAATGTGAATGAATTGTCAGTTAGCATAATGAACGATGGAAATTATATAGGTGACAACAAAACAATATTAACAAATAACTCAACTATCAATGGAGAATGGATAGAAGTAGAAATACCTAAAACGTTAGTCGTAAAGAAATATGAACTATTGCCGGGTAAGCGTGATGGAACAAACGAATTCACCCCGTTTCCAAAGGATTTTTACATGGTAGGTTCAAATGATACTAATAAATGGGAAATAATAGATAGCCATTTTAATTATACCCCCGTATACAATGTCGACAATTCACCAATCGTATTTACTATAGACAACAAGAAAAAATATAAATATGTACGACTAGTAATATCAGCATTGAATAGTGCGATAACTGGATTTCATGGTATAGGTGCTGCATCTATATCGGTTCTCAATATAACCGGAAAAAGATGTTATACTATAAATAGTTCATGTGAAACTTTCCAATCATATAGTAATAAGAACAATATGTCAAAAATAGAAGGATTAACCATGATGGAAGAAAATATTAATGTTTTAGCAGATTTAAAAGGATTCAATCAAAAATACCAGAAGTATGTTAAATGCACTGATATTACTTTACCTGAAATGGCAAAGGTAGCATGTACGACAGAAGACACGAATATTCAAACTGTAAATGACGCATACAATACATTAATGGATAATGGAAGTATACAGAAGTTAAGAAATGCCCCTTTAACTAACTACATAAGTGTTGAGGAAAGTAAAAAGAATCATAACAGTATCGTAAAAACACATAACGAAATAATACCACTAAGAAAAGAATTAGATGCAAAAATGAATCAATTAATGGATTCAGAGAACAACGTTCATGACGATTATAAGAAAAAATACGATAACACTATGTACTCTAGTTTAGTACTGTCTGTTGTATTAACATCATCCTTGTTTTTCATTTTTAAGAAACTATAAATTATGACATCGTTTTGTAGATTTACGAAAAGTTTTGTATACATATAGTATAAAACGATGTCATCTACAAACATAATACAGGCAATACCCATACCAAATATAACATTGAAATCCATGGAGTCAAGTCAATCTGGGATAGACGATAAATCGATTGACGGATATCAACCAAATGGTAAATATGTAATCAAAACTTCCTCTTATTACAATGATAATACCCTGGGATTTAATGCTTTTAATGCGAATACAAATACTTACTGGGAATGTGATAACGTAAACAATAATAATTACATAAATGGTTCAAGGAGCTATAATAAATATAATCAAACCCCTTACTCTGGAATTACTCCATCAAGTTATTTAGGTGGTGACCCAACCGATAAATCAAATACATGGATTACAAAAGTTGGACCTAACGATAACAAAACTGACATCCCAGGAGAGTGGATAGAGATTAAATTACCATATAAAATCTATTTAACCAGCTATTCTATAACCACACCTACATTTGAAGCTAATAATACATTTCCTAAGAAATTTACACTGGTTTCTTCTACGGATGGAGAATCATGGGAATATGTTGACCAACAACTCGTACATAAAGACAAATTACCTACTAAAACTTCCCCTACCAAAACCTTTTCTGTAACTTCATATAACAAATTTCAATATTTTCGGTTAATAATAACACAAGCGGGAGATAATCTATCAAGATTGCGTATCAATACAATCAATTTAAACGGAACACCCAATTTAGATAGCGTGCCAATGGAAACGTTTTCTACATTACAGCGTTCAGTCGACGGATTTACGAATAAATATAAGAAAGTAAATGATTATCAAGTACAAGGCGCTGACCTTTATAGACCTACGTATTCTAAATACCTAGACAATACTTTAGAATCACTGGACCATGTATCCAAAGAACGCCTCCCTCAAAAAACGCCAAATATGTTCTTAGACCACATAAAGAATACAGCCCCAGATGTACTTTTATATACAGGGTTACTCACCGGTGCTGTAGTGACTGGATTACTTATTACCAATATGTCACCCCGGTAATTTCATAAAAATATATTATCCATTCATAGTATAATAACATCTATACTATGAATAAGTTTAATGAAAATGGTAAAAAGTTACGAGAGAGTATAAATACCGCAATTGATAATTTTAAGATAACGTATATGCCCGTTGAAAATAAAACGGTAACCAAATTAGAAGGTGGATGTTACATAAAAGACGAAACTACTGGAAACTCAACCATAAACATGAAAAAAATCGACGATAATATGCATACAGAAGAGAGTTGTAAAATGAATGCAGCAATAAAACAACATAATCATTTAAAACAACAAATGAAAGACAAACAAAATGAAAATAAAGAAGCGGTTTATTATTCTTTAGTAGAAAATGAGTCATCGTCACCCTCAAAGGGGTATTACGATTGCTATGTTAGTGACGCAATTTCTGAAACAATAGAAGAGAAAAGCGACACTTTAAAAGTAGTGACATTATGGAAGGCATTTAACGACAATGAGAAACATTTAATAAAACCAGGTAATTATGCATATTATCGCAATGGAGCATTGTTTGTATGTGATAGTGGAGGAAATGTATTAAAACAATTAGGAAATACTATTGATGACAACGCATATGCTAATCCAAATTCATATTATATTTTAAAAGATAATGAAAAAAAATGTTATGGTAGTAGATATAGTGATATTCAGTAAAAAATAAATATATATATATTATAGCTTATACATGGGACCTTATGTTTCGAGACCAACATCAGAAGACTTATGTAGAGGAAGAGGTTATCAGAGTTGTGCACATGAAAGACAAGTTAATATTTATAGAGCGGCTGAGGCGGCAAGAATCCAAAAAATAAAAGAAGAAGAAGAGAGAAAAGAAAGAGAACGAATAAGAAAAGAAAGAGAACGAATCAGAAAAATAAAGGAAGAAGAAGAGAGAAAACGGTTAGCAGAAGAACGTAGAATTCAGGCAATACGAAATGAAAAACATAATAAACATTGGAATCAAACCGGAAAGAATCAAAAACGTACATTTGAATGTGATGATGTAAATGGAAATAAATTAGGTGGTAGAAATCTATATTTAGATGATGGGGGAATAATGTATGCTAATGAGAAATCTATCGCACTGTCCGCGACCCAAATGAAGGAAACCGTAAAGACTCGTAAACTGAGTGACGGACGTCCTAATCCAAACTGGACAAAACATAAACAGTCTTCTGGTAATCCCCGAAACTTTTTATATCCTTATGACCCACATACGAATAAAGGTGATAAAATAGAACATAATGGTATTAGTTTGGTATCAAATAATCATATTTTCAAGTTAGAAATGACAAAAGAAGGAAATTTGGTATTAAAAAAGACTATTTCCGGATGTACGAGTAACTACACAAAAACAGAAGATAAAGGTGATTATAAAGCATTTAAGACGGACGCAAGTTCGCTAATGAATGATTATATGTTAATAGATAGTGCGGATAAACGAGTCCAAACAATCAGTCCTTCTATGATGGAGAACAACAACACCTTTAAATATATAGGCGAATTTATCCCTGAAACTGAGAGTAATATGGTATTAGTAAAGGATAAAGAAGATTTCTTTCAGAAATGTAACAATGATGCTACATGCGAACATGCATATTATGTAGAATCTAAGACCGGTGATAACTATTGTAGTTTAAATACGGGTATTCCTGGTAAATACACTCCAATTCAACCATATGGAAATATTAAAAAATCATCACTATATATAAAAAACAAGAAAATGAAAGAAATCGAAGCCGGTAAGAATATTCCCCAATCCGAATTATATATTTTGGATAAATATAATAAAACATTACCAAATAGAAAAGTCCAACATGTATCTAATTACACTGCCTATTCTGATTACGATGTGAATCGTTCTCCAATAACGCAATACCAAGAGTTATTAGGTTCAGGTGTAGCAGAATTAAAAGACAAACAACGTAAAATGTTTGAAGGGTTTAAGAATTCATCTGAACGTTCAGAGGATATGCCAGTGAAAAAGTTCATCAAAGAACAGCAAATTCAACCTTTAGAGAAAATGGAAGACAATTATACAAAAAAACTGGATAAGATTAGTCAAAATTACAACAATTTGAATACCGAAATTCATTCTATTATGAATAATGATAACACGGGTATACGAGATAAGTTGATGAGTGAGGATAAATACAAAAGTTATTTATCAACAGAGTTAGAAAAATCAAAAGATGCTTCCGATATTAGAATAGAGGATACAAAAACATTAATAGAACACAACAATTCTGTATTTAATTTAGGAGTGATAACCGCATCAACTTTATTAGTTGCAGGGATAGTAGTAGCAAGAGAATAAAATATATAATATTTCCCTAATATATATTTATAAAAATGAGTATTAATACCGATTTAAAGGGATTAGTCGCACTACAGAAAAACTATTTGGATATTCTCGATAATAAACAAGGTGACCCTGAGTTTACAAATAAGATTGACGATTTACAAACACAATTAGAGAACGCACACAAATCATTTAAAGATGCGAATGTGTCAAGTGATAATGTATTAACTCGTCAAGAAGAGGTAACTGATATTGTGACCACTGAAAAAGATAGATTAATGCTAAAGAAACAATCCATAGATAATGCTTTAGTAGGAAAAAAGCGCGAGATTGAATTAAATGATAGTTATCAAAAAAAGCAAGCTGAATATAACAAGATTAAGTTAGCATGGGTTATTGCTTTAGCAATAAGTGTATTATCAATCATATTAAAAAAACAACTCTCGTTCGTGCCTTCGTTTATCTTTGATTTAGTAACTATAATTGTATTGTTTGGAGCTTCCATTTATACGATAAGTGTGCTTGTTGAGGTATCCAGACGCGAAAAAATAAATTTCAACAAATTAGACTTACCCGAACCTGTTGCCCGCACAGCAGATGAATTGCGAGCAGCGGCAGCTGCTGCTGCCAAAGAAGAAGGCGGTGATTTATTAAGTGGAATGAATTTATATGGTTGTGTAGGTTCTTATTGTTGTAGCCCTGGTACTAAGTGGGACAATGATGTTTCCAAATGCGTTCATGATGAGGAATATGACCCAAACGAAATACAAGACGACGAACAAACCGAAGAATTCAATACAATGATAAATACACAGCATATAAACAAACGAAGAATCAATATAAACACGGTAAAAGATAACTATGCGAATGAATATGATAATTATTCAAAAGTATAGTTTTTTTATCCCATGATATAGTAAGTATATTATATCATGGGAGGAGGCTCATCAAGTACGTGGAAGCCCTCGCGACAACAAATAGAATTAGAGGCTAAAATTGGGGACATACAATCAAAAATTAATCAAATGAATACTTTAAAGAATGGATTAAACCAACAAATAAAAACAATGAAATATGAATTGTCCCAATTAACTAATAATATTAAGCGGTTGGAATCAGAAATAACTACAGATAGAAATACAATAACACGACTAACAATTGACAAAGAAAGTTTGGAGGAAAATTTAGAAACTGCGAAGTATTTATTAAAATCAGTGGAACAAGCAATAGATGATATAAAGAAATACGGGAACCTCCAGAAACGAACACAGAATTTCTTTGATGGCGAATATGAAACGCTTTATGAGAAAGTTATATTGCGCCAGAGGTTAAAACAAGACGATTATATTAATCGTAATTCAACATTACAACGCGCAATAGTGAATCTGAAAAACAAATATAGCAATGACTATCGTAATACAGAATACCAAGACGAACATACCGCCTATTTTATATCATTAAATTCCATATTTTGGTGGATATATTATATTTTATGCTTAGTCATATTGTACCAAATCGTTTATATACAAAATGAAATGGGATTGAAGACCAAAGTTATATGGGTGATAGTGTTAATGTTATATCCATTAGCTTATCGAATATATGATTTAGTTGTAACGAAAAAATAAAACACTATAATATAATAGTAAAGTAATATGATATACTCTGCATTATACAGGGAGATAAACAATCTAAATAACCGTCTGAATAGTGTAACTTCTGAACGTGACCGCTTGCTAAAAGAATATAATAACTACATTGTTGATAAACAAAATTTAAAAGGTAATAAAGCAGAGAAAGAGGGTATTCTGTCTACGTTAAAAAATCAAATACGGAGATTAGAAAACGAAATAGCCAACTTAAAATATGATATTAAATCACTTGATGCAACAATCGACCGAAAACAATCTAACGAATTGATTCCATCCGAACAGAAATTCGCTGGAAAAAAACAAGTAACTGATGACAAACTAGATGAGATTCTGCCATTGAAAAAGAAAGAAAATTCCGCCGCGAATAGCTACTTTAATTTACTTACGTCGCAAAACACAGAACTATCAGCCGCAATTTCAAAACCGAAAAATAATCTAACTACGTCAGACCGGAAATACATGATAAATGATTCAAAACACCCCTATTACATCACGTTAAATAGGGGGTTGTTATTCTTGTATATTCTTGTAGCGTTATATGTTATTTACAAAGTAATGACGGGTATGATTACACAGAACATGTATGGTAAGTTACTAATTACTCTAGTAATTTCATTGTATCCGATTTACATATTTGGATTAGAACAGTCTATTTACAATCAGTATTTATTTGTTAAAGCAATGATACGGGCTGAACCCTATGTGCCTACAGCAAAATAAAAAATGTAATTGGTATTTTACTAACAATTACATTTTTATTACCTATTTTTCATTTTTTCCAGTCGGCGTAACTACGTTACAGACTATTTTTTGATACGCCATTTAAACTATTTTCGATTACATCGTCCTCGTTATCATCCTCGTTAGTTTCATATTTAATCTCAACACCGAACCATTTTGATGTCCGATTCTTTCCAAAGCACCTATCCATGTATTCATGAAGGTCCTTAGGGGAGGGTCCTCTCCCTCCATAGTTAATCTCATACCATCGCACAAACTCATTATTAAGCTCTGACTTCTGGATACATGCGTGAGGATGGCTTCGTAGAACACACTCCTCTACGAACTCTGATAGATAATCCTGGCTCTTCCTATATTCATTGCTCTTCTGAAGGACAATATCACAATCATTTACCAGTCCTTTGGTTTCAGACGCGCGTTTTACTAACATTGCTAGAAATACTTCTTTCCAGGAATCAAACTTCTCGTCAATCGACTTGTCAATGAGAAACTGGAACGGTTTTTCTTTGTCCCCTTCAACCGGCGTTTCAGTAAAGAGAGATTTGAACGGGACCGCACGGATACGTCTCCATGTACCATGGTCGTTGCTCTTGATACCCATCAAAACATTACAGGTAACCACTAATTTGAATTGTGGGAGAAACGAAATAGTCTGTGGCATGTAAGGAGCTCTGCCTTGAATGGGGTCCTTACCACTGGTTAACTGTTTCATAATACCTTCATTAATAACATCGCCCTTGGAAGGCTCCTGCATGACCGCAAACCGTTTCCCTTTCAATTGTACGATTTCTGGAGCTAATCCACCCACTTTACCTCGTCTATCAGTGACTAGTGTAAGTGGAACATCACCTTTGTAGTCACCCAATACAATCTCCATTAGATTAACCAAGACAGACTTACCATTTTGACCGCCACCAATATACATATTAAAGGTCTGGTTGGTTGATGTACCCAATAAAGTTGATGCCAAATGGTCCCACATATAGTCACATAGCGGTTTCTCGGGAAACAATTGGTCCATAAATGTATTGATTTCATCAACCTTATTGCCATTGTTTACAGAATCGAGTGGCTTGTAATCAATATTGGTAGACATCGAAATGTTGTCTTCGGGGATACCGTTTCTAAATAAATTCTCTTTAAAATCAAATACACCATTTTTACAGCAAAGCAAGTGGGGGTTTACATCTAACTTCCCTAAGAAATCTCCATCATAGAACAGTTCCTTGGCTTCCTTCATAATATGGTCCTTGTTTGCGGTCTGGGATAGAATTTGAGAGATATGGATGGCTCTTTGTTGAAAGTCTTGAAAGAGTGCTTCTTGGTTAGCAACGGGTTCGTCGTTGTCGTCCGTACGATTGCTCTTGTTTTCACTATGATGCATATACTGGACGGCTTTATTGCGATAACGCTCTCGCATTGGTCCAGAAATGGTTTTTCGGAGGGTCGTTCCTGAGTCCAGGTCATGCCAACGATGGTTTTTATAAACCATCCACATGTTGTTCCTGACACTGGTACATACATAGGTATGTTTACACATTTGATACAAAACCCATGCCAAATCCCAGTCTCCACATCCAGACTTATCTTTATTTTTTCCTCCTCCTCCTATCTTAAGACTCTGTTCAACATGGTAATCCACCGAATCACTCATAACGCGAGCATATTCCTCCGGAGCGTCGGTTTTCGCCCAGTGATACAACGACCTCTTTGTAATCCCATCATTGGGGCGTCTATCAAAATTTCTCCATCTTTCACATAGTTCTGGAATGCTGCCGAAATCAAAGGTAGACGATTTCGCACTAAACGCAATCCATACAATTAGTAGTCGATTGCTAATATTTTTTAGACACCATCCAACCTTGATCCATTTCAAATACGAGCCTTCATCATAATAAGAAGGTGGTAAAATCATAACATAATCATAAGAATCCTTCAAATCATAGTCTAGCTGAGAACTCATCGTTGATTCAATAAATGCTTTTACAACCAGTTCGAGCTCTTCTCGGGTTTTAATTTTAGAAATGTGTAAGTCTTCACTCGCCGTAAAATCTTGAAATGTCAACACGGTCTTGGTTGCTGCGGTTCCTGCGCTCTTAATGGAATTCTTTCTATTATATTCGTCATGTTCTTTGACGAAAGATGATTTCAGAAAGAAGGAAGGGTGACTGTCGTTACGAACTGATAATTCCTTGATATTTTTATTCACATCAAATGTGTCAACTGGTAGCTCTTTACGCATAAATTCGTTATCCGCATCGTCAAATGATACTTGGAATATACGAGTCACTTTATATCGGTCATTGTTCGGTTTACGTGAACCGACTAATTGCCAGTTTACCGTGCCATCAGTAATGCCCTTATCAAATACGTCTTCATAGGAGTTGGTTATTGGAAGGTCTCCCCATGCGTCGGCAGTCAATGGTATTACTCTGTTCCGTAGAATTTTCTGAGTAGTTCTATCCGTCTTCAATGCGAAGATGATATGAATACCATCTTTAGTACAATTTTTCTCTTTGACACGGTTTACCGTGGGCTTCTGTAGTATATAAATATTGAAATCACATGTGTTATCTAGCTGAAATATGTTTTTTAACTCGTCAAGATAGATATCAATCATATCATCAACATGAGAGTTGGTATATTGACGTTCATCGATTTCGTATTCATGACGCAGATCAATATCAACCAAAATCGGTCCGTTATCAGTTAACTGCTTCTCAGTTAAGTACTCTTTTTTGTTTGTATTCAATATGTCTCGAGCATATAAGCTAAGGAACAGGTCATATTCTTCGTTCGATATGGAATATGAACCGCCATATATGTTGTTTTCTTTACTTCCAATCCTTGTATTTGTAATTTCTTTGTTGTTGTTATTCTCACCTTTTTTGAGTTGATGCTTCATCATGAAGTCTTGAAATCCAGCATACTTAACGCTTATAGGTGGTTTGGTGGTGGAAGAAGAATCACCATTGTCCGGTACATTCATGCCCGATATAGATATTGTTGGGATTATATTTTTATCTCCTTTTGATGAGATATATATATATTTCAATTTTCTACATCAACATCATAAATCACCGCGTTTATCGTAAGCCAAATGTATATGAATAGTAGATAATTCTGCTGGAGAATATTATATTACTAAACCACTCTGTAAAATTGATTTATGGTATATTCAAGATTATTATTCAAATAATTTATACTTAAGTAGTATATAAAATGAAGTTTTGCGAAAAGTGTAATAACATGTACTACATCGGTATCAATACGAACAATCCAAATGAACTAACCTATTATTGTCGTAATTGTAAGCATGTTGATGAAACCATCACACAAGAAGGTATTTGTGTGACAAACACGCAACTAAAAAAAGGAACACATGACTTTAATCATTTGTTTAATGAATATACTAAAATGGATCCGACTCTTCCGCGACTTTATAACGTCCAATGTCCCAACGACGAATGTAAGACCGAACATGGGGTGCTATACATTCGTTATGACAATGATAACTTAAAATACCTATATGTCTGTGTAGATTGTGACGCGAAGTGGAAAACCGACGAACGCAAATAACTAATGAAAAATTGAAAAGGACTGATGATAAATAACTATTTAGAAACATTACATTATCTAATAATATAATAACTAATATGGACGTCGATGAGTATGTACCAAGTGACACTGAAGACATTATTGCTAGCGACATTGAAGATATTGATGATGCTTCCATAGATGCGAGTAAACCGGTTAAAAAAAACATAGTCCCTGTTCCAGACGAGGAGGACGATGATATTGTGGACGACGATGATGATGATGATAGTATGATGGAATCCGATATAGATATAGAAGAAGACGACGATGATGATGACATTGTTGCAAGAGACGACCAACGAGAATCAGCACAATCGAGGTTTATGATGGATGATGACGACGAAGAGGATGACGAAGAGGAGGATGATGACTATTTACAAAAATTCAATGATGTTGACAAACATGATATTATTACTAACTTTCACCCTGAACTATATAATCATAATTATGAAGAAATTCAAACATTATCGAAGGTTGTCCGTGACAACAATGGTACTGTTATAGACCCATTACATAAGACGTTACCATTCGTCACAAAATACGAAAAAGCACGGATTTTAGGAGAACGCGCAAAACAATTGAACGCTGGCGCACAATCTTTCGTCGAAGTAGATGATAATGTAATCGATGGATATTTAATCGCATTAAAGGAGTTTGAAGAAAAGAAAGTTCCATTCATCATCAAACGTCCTTTACCAAATGGAGGATGTGAATATTGGAAGTTGTCTGATTTAGAGATATTAGTATAATATCGCTACCAAAGAAAAAATAGTTATACTTCTATTTTTTCTTTTCATAAAAAGTAATATAGAAATAGACTTATAGATAATCTAATGTCACAAAATACAAAGCGCTCTATACATTGTTCGTTTTGTGACGACGAAGGACATATGATAAGCAATTGCCAAGACCCTCGCATTGAGGTCGTGGTGAAAGATTTCGAAGAAAGGATTGCACTAGATATGAAATGTAAGTTTAAAAAGAAGTATGTCAAGCATATCATGGATTCCTTATACACTATTTCTGATATTCGAATTTTGGGATATCAAAAGGGAGTCACTATGAATAAATCGTCCAAGGATGAATTCACGGAGGAAGTAGTAGATGAATATTACGACATACAAAATAATTATTATACAGAATTGTTTAATGGATTGAATGATATCGAATTAGCACATTTCGCGAATGATATTGCTAAGAGTTCAAAATCGTGGTGTTCTCGTAAAATTTCACTACAAAAAACGAAAGAAATGTTGGGTATTCATTCTGACAATTCTCTTTCTTGTACGCCTACCAAACGAGACAAAACCGTCTCATCGACTACTACTACTACTACTACTACTATTGTAAATGAATCCGTAGAACAAAATGACGAAGAAACTCACAACCACGATTTCCAATACTTTTTGCTTCCGTTAGTTGACGAGAAAATGTTTAATGAGTTGTCGCCCGCATTAAAAAATGGATTAGATTATATGTATTTCTTATCAATAGCCGCAGTGATTTTGAATTTATATGTTATGTATACGTCATAATGTAACTAAATACAATTACGACTTCCAATTTTTACCACAATCCAAACATGTTACAAATATAGTTGCTGGTTCATCAGCACTACGTGTTTGTAATTCATAATAAGTGCATCGTTTTGACTTACACTTTTTACAGGTAAACATATCAGTAGACGCTTGTATATCATTTGTATATTTGTTTGCGTCGCGAATCGTTTTTTTTTCTATTAATGGTCTCCATCTCATAGCATTCATCTCTTGATGACTCATAAACGCCACATTGCTTGGTGTAACTTCCCCATTTTTAATTTGGTTTAAAAATGTTGGATTTTTTAGATTGATATAGATACTTCGCAACCTATCCAAATAAATTTGTACGAAACGAGGATTTTCCCATTTTTTTATAATTTTCTTAGACGAGGCTTCTTTTAACGAATAGTTGAATACCCCTCGTTCTACATTTATGCGTAATACATCGTCATCTAGCAACAGATTCAGTTTCTGTGAAACGTTATTACGAAACTCGGTTGGATTGGCAATATTACGCATTGTGTAAATAATATAATAGTTATAGTATTTACTGTTTATATAATTTCAATTTTTCTAGTTACAGATATTCTTCTTCTTCTAATTCATTCGTAAATTCACTATCGTCTTCGGTATCCGATATATTGAAAACTGTAGGTGCTTTTGAACGACGGGGGGTATTCGGTGGTACAGTACGCTTTCTTTTAGGTGTAGGTTTAGAGCGGGCTATGTATTCACCAATGCTATCACTTTCGTCATCATAACTTTCGTCGTCTTCAAAATCATCATCTACAATGAAGTCGTCCTTCACATATCCACTCTTTGTTCTTGGTAATGTTTCGTCTTCTTCGTCGTCTTCACTTTCAGACGAATCATCCGCACCCAGGTCTTCAAATCCTCCATACAACTTGTCATATATACTTTTCCATTCACTAGAAGTCAACTTTTTCGGGACATCATTTACTTTATTAACTAGAACGCAACTACCAAAAAACAATGTATTGTCGATCGGGGGAGGAAATTCATATTTGTTTTCTTGATTCGCTCTACCTACAGTTTTACCATATACATGAATATTATAGATTATTCCCTTGACTTTTACATTTTCCCACACCGATTGCAGTTTAAAATCAGTAGATGATTTAAACCCACACTTCTTATACAGTTCTTCTTCTACGTAAGATTTTACTTTCAACTCCTTTACGTTTCCACCCTTCTCAATAACTATAATAGAAACAGATGACATAATATACAACTTTATACTATGTAGATTTTATACCCTTTTCGAAGCACTAATAATAATTGTGTTTGTCGGTAAATCATATAAAACTTTTTATACGATGTGTGTATACCCAATAAAGAATATGATATCAAACCCTTTACTATTGCTATTACTTAAAATTATTATATTCATTGCGATTATATATACATTGCAATGTGGATTTGAATACTTAAAAACTACATATACCAAGCCAAAAGTAAAAGATTTAGTAAACACGCAAATAAAAAAATACAAGGAGATTATGACAGAAATAAATAATCAGGAAGAAAATAAGCGTATACCTAATGAAGATGATGACGTAAACAACGCCGATAGCACATTTACTCAAGTAAATGTAGATGATATGAATAGCGAGTTATTATCGTTTATGAACTCGCAGACACAGCAGTTCGTAACCACAGCATAAATGTATATTGCAAACAAACTTAAACACAATCCCGTATTTACTATATTCAATGCACGAGCTAACTCCTATACAGATAAGTCAGTTATCTGATAGATTTCCAGATTTTGAACTTTCATATGAAACTATTTCACATACGAAAGTTTCGTCCGCCTATAATGTTGTCACTGCGATTCCTACCGGCAAAAAGGTATTTCTATGGTTTACCTTCTACAAGGACAAGGATGTATGCTATTTATTTGAATTAAACCGAGAAAAACGTATCAGTAAGGGTAAGCAAATAGACGTGGTATTTGACCGAAAGTTATCATTGGGAACTATCCTTTATGGTTCATGTGTGGTTGACGAACTGAACGTTTTAAAAGCTATAGTTATTGATGACATCCTGTTTTACCAAGGGTTACCGCTGAATACTACTCCTACTATACAAAAATTATCCATGTTACACAAGACATGTAATGCTCTTACAAAACAAGACTTGAATTATCCTATATATACTTGTGTATATTGGGAAGTCCAAATAGATAATAATGCGATTGAATACCCAAATACGATTACTAGTGATATCTTTCAAAGTATACCGTATAATATTCATCATATTCAGTATAGATGCGCCCACGAAAAACGACCCTTTGTCAATATTTTTATTCATAAGAAATTAAATGTTGTGAGTTTACCATCAACCAAACGTCAAGTCACGAATCCATTACATAATATTGATTTGACGCCATTTCGAATGTCACCACATAAATCGCAGTATCGTTATCCTACGATTTTTCAGGTAATGGCAGATATACAATTTGATATATATCATCTCTTTGTGTGTGGTAGAAATAACCAACGTGTATATTACAATGTTGCGTATATACCCGATTATAAAACAAGCGTATTTATGAATTCACTGTTTCGCAAGATTCGCGAAAACGACAATTTAGATTATATTGAAGAAAGTGAAGATGAAGATGAATTCCAAAATACAGATGAAGACAAATATGTAGACATTAATAAGATGTTATACATGGAATGCACTTTTCATACACGATTTAAACGATGGATACCTAATCACGTGGTTAGTCGCAGGGAAAAAATAACGCATATGTCTCAACTCTAAACTTGTTTTGTTTGCGCGTTTCTTTCTTGTCTTTTCTTAAGACGTTTCAACTGTTCTTCCTTTTCATTCGAATACCATTCTAATACTTTCTTTTGGTTTTCAGCGGCATTTATGTCTTTTTGTATCATTGATGAATGATGACGAATCCTTTCATCTGACATGTTTTGTAACCGTTCTCTATATTCTAATACTTTCTTGTGTGTTTCTTTATTCCTTTCTTCACATGCTTCTTCTTTGCTTCTATTACGTTGTTGTTGAATTTGATTGTATTCTACATGTAGTTTCTGGCGTTCGCGTTTCCAATCGGACTCGTTCGTTATATGGTTAAACATTGGCAATGAGAATTGTTTTTTCTTTTTCTCTTCTTCTATTTTTTCCAGATTCTCTTCTCTTTTCTTCTTCAATTCTAGCACGTTCTTCTTTAGTTCTAGTTCCTTCGCTTTTCTGATTTCTTCTTTTTGTTTATTCCAGTCTTCTTCGGAGGTAATGTTATTGAAAATAGGTAGATTCGACACAGCTTTTTTTTGAATGTCTTCTCTTTCTTTTGTCTGTTTTTCTTCATATGCTATGGTTTTTAATAGTTTTTCTACGGTTAACATAAATTAGTACAATTTATTATATGAGGATATAATATAATGTCTGGAACCGGAGTTACTAATTTCTCATTCACAGAAGGTACTGTTTTACCTACTAATGTAACTACTGCTACTTCGGGTGGTGATAACATCAATGTATTTAAGGCGAATTTTGGACCCGTACAAACTGGTGGAAAAAAACATCGTAAATCATGCGGCAAAAAATGTAAATCTATGCGTAAAATCAAAAAACGTAAAAGTAAGAAGAACAAGTCACGAAAGAATACCCGTCGTAATACACGTAAATAGAAGCAGCCAATAAAAAACAAATAGGTACATCATTTACATATTTGTTTTTATTTTTAGTATTTTTTACTTCTATCTGCGTCCAGCTCTCTTCATCTCAGACATCTTAATTTTAGCGTCTCCATGCGCTCTATTATCGTGTCTATCTTCCCACATATAGTTTGATGCCTTGTTTTGACCGCCACAGTTTCGAGCCACAATATGACCTGCGTCTTTTTGTGCTGCTCGGTTATTTGCTTGGATTGTATTTAACCCGGCATGTTGTTTGTAATGGTCTATAGCAAACTTACGAACCGCCTGATTATTATTCATGGTGGGGTTTTCATTCGCAATTCTACGATTGATAGCGATAGAGTGTGTTCCGTATGGCATTTTGAAGTTAGTTATGAAATATAACGTTAGTTGATACCATAGAATCTATTCGATTTTGTAATTCAATTTTTTATTCCGTCTTCAGACTATCAAATATAGAAGTATCAATCAAACAATTCGCATTTTTTAATGAATTCAAATGATTATCATCATCGTCTTCGTCATCAGCAACTTCAGCATCATTCTTTAATTCCTTAGGTTCATATACCCATTTCCACGTTTTATCTGTGTTCCAATCCAAAGTCATTCCCTGATATTTATCTCCATCTATTTGTCGAATACGATAATTACATTTTTTATAAAATCGTCTTCGTTGGACCCATTGTTTCTGAAATAAATCGTGACTATCTACAATATCTACCACTATTGGGTTATTTCCTTTCACGCGTAATATGCGTCCAACCGATTGGGTAATATCCGTTTTAGGAGTAACCATAATTAAGGATGAAAGGGTCTTTATATCAAGTGCTTCCGCTGCCATCGCATAAGTTGCTAATACAATTTTTTTAGATTCCGTTGTTTGTAAATCATTCTGTTTCATTCCACCTACATAATATCCAATTGTTGCCAATTCGCGATGACAAATACCTTCATATAAATATTTCAATAAAGAACGATTATGACATAAAATCATGATTTGTTTTGACTCATCTTCTTTTAATAAATCACTTACCACTTTGATGATGAAGTCACTTCGTGGTCCGAAATTACATAATTTAGATATCATTGTACTATATTTTGGATTTCCGCGAAAATCATATTCAATTTCATTAAACTCGGTGTCTTTGGAAGTATAATTTATAGCACGAACACATACAACATCATCGTCTTTTCTTCCTTCGCTATATATCTTATCGCCAATATACATATACAACACTTTGGTTAACTTGTCTTTTCTATCGACAGTTGCGGATATACCAAGCATATATGGTGTTACTGTTTTTAATAATGTTTTTGAAAATTGTTCGCTACCTATACGATGAACCTCATCAATAATAGTTAGTCCAAATGAAGTAAATGCATTCGCACCTAAATCCTTATCATATAACGTTTGAAGCATTCCGATTACTATATCTTTTCCTTCTATATCAAATACCTTTCCTTGAATTTTACCTACTTTCGCAGTTGGTAAAAACTCAGTTATGCGTTCTATCCATTGATTCATCAAGAATTCTTTATGCACGATAATCAGGGTCTTCTTTTTAATATTAGATATAATTTTTAAAGACATAACTGTATTATGGGTAACTGTAAAATCACCTAATACAAATCGTCTATTTCCATCAATTTCAAAACCATAATAATCGTCCACATCTAATTTTTCTAATTTTATACGTGTATTTAAAGCATCTTTTATTTGTTCTCTTGGATTAGCCTTCTTTCTGGGACATTTTACAGGTATTTCTTCTAATCCTTTACCATGAATACAGGTTCGGTAATACATTCCTTCCTTTTTGTCACTCTTATACATACACGATTTTTTACATTCTGTTTTATAAGCCGTAAATCCTAATGACCTTGCTATAAATATTATATCATCTAATAATTTTTCATTTTTTTGTATAATATCATAACAATTATTCTGGATGGACCCATCTGAATCTATAATACCTGCTAATAATTCTAATTGCGTAGTCCGATCATTGCATTTATAATTGCGAGGAATATGTTTATTATTAATTAAATTATATGAACATAAATAATTCATAAATTCATTACTACCTTTTATCGGTTTATTAGTAGAATTAATACGATAATCATACTGAAATCCTGTATATTGTAAATATAAAGTAGGATGATTGTTTTTAAAACATACATTAGATAAATGGTGTAATACAACAGATTCCTGTGTTGTAATACCTGTTCCATTTGAACGTCCATCACCTAACCAATAACCCAATAAATATGGGTCTATTTCAACTTCTTTTTTGGGAAATGTAATAGGAACCCGATACCCGACGAGAACACCACCTCGTCCATGATATGATTTTGGTAATTTTAAATAATCCAATACAGAAATATCACGAAGAGTTCCTTTGGGTGTATGTTTATTCACAGTTGAACTGTATTTTAAAGATAATACATGACTTTCATTCACTATATATGGGTCCCCTTTCCCCGGGATTACTTTATACATTTGCTCCTTTCCTCGTGCAAGAGTTAACACATTTCTTGGGGTAGAATCATCTCCCATTATTACATCGCCAACTTTTACGTCTTGAACCATCTTGATAGTGCCATTATACATCAATATTGGGGTGTTTAAACCGAGACATTTACCTGCACCACAGGGAACCTCGAGTATACCACCATTTCCATTTATTTCATATCCACAGCATATAGGTGTATTTATGTAATTCATATAAACGTCTATAATTTTTTCTTGATAATCGCGAACTGTTTTATTAAACTCAACATCTATATCATCACCTTCCTCTATTTCGGACTTGTCTGGTAGTCCATAACGTTTGATTCCGTAAAACCTTGGTATGTAAAATTTGTTTGCGTTTTCACGAAATACGTGAAAAGCACCTACATCTGTATTTTGATTCGCACCAAATACAAATGGTTTTACATATAATTCATCACGAAGAATTTCTTCATCTTCTTTTGAAATCGCCGACTTAGGTATCGTATACCCTTTCTTACCAAGATATGCTGATTTCCTTATAGTTTCTTTGTAATCATCCGTTATTTTTACTTCTGTAACTTTAGGCTTTGGAGGTAGTTTTTTTCTATAGGGTTGTCTAAAACCACGCATTATTTGAATTATATATAATAACGTTACTTTAGGATATTTCAATTTTGTACTTTATTACTTGGAATAAACGGGCGAAAAATATAATACTATTCTATACTATACAAAAATGAAGTTTTTATCTTTCATGAATTCACTGACTAACGTTGAAACTGCTGTTATTGTAGCGCTTATTTCTTATTTAGCACTCCCCGTTCAACTCCCGGATATGTTTGCTAATATGGTCGATTCTCCCATGGGAACAATTGGTATTTTCATCCTTTCTGTCTATTTGTTCTTTAACGCAAACCCATTAATTGCGGTGTTGTTCGTATTTGTCGCATATGAAATGTTCCGTCGTAGTAGCAACGCAACTGGAAAAGCCGCTATGATTAAATACACTCCTACTCAGGCAAGAAAGGACGAGAAAATGAAGAAAATGAACCCCACCAAAACCACTTCTTTAGAAGAGGAAGTCGTCAATGAAATGGCACCTGTAGGAAAGAGTGATATCAGCGTGTTTACTACATCCACCTATAAACCGGTTGCCGATAACGTCGGTAGTGCATCCATGTTCTAATTCGAATTCGAATTAGAATTCTAATTCTGATACTTGTTTTACATCATATAACTTTACATATATGATGTAATTGGCTCACCTGTAGTGTGTCTACCCTTTTTGAGCTTCGAATTTTTTCTTAATTCCGATTATGATACTTACTAATACAAATATTCCTGCGGAAATACCGGTGAAATTTCCATAGGATACCAAATCAAATGAACCAAACAAATACAGAATACTTAATATTATTATACTCATTAAACTAACCGCAAAATAAGCCGATAAACTATCCGAACTAATCATTGTAGATAGGACTACATTGATAGTAGGCCATAAATCATCAAATGGTAATGCTTCTATATTACCCGCCGCCTCTGATTTTTGGTCGTTTTTTACATCCGTCCCTTTCACGGTGGTTGTCATAAATGTTAAATCCATCTTCTTTATTTGAATTAATCCATACGATAAAATACTAAACACAAAGGTAAATATACCCCCTGACATTAGTTTATAATCGTCGTCAGCAGCACCAGAACTTATGAGTATTGCGGTCAAAGCAAACATACTAATACCGAGTAATATGTCAGCGGCACGAATACGTGTAAATCGAGCTATGTCATCTGTCGGGTTTGCGATACTACTACCGTCAATTACCAGGTTTTTATAAAGTAATGGAACCGTAATATAAGAAACTAGCATCGTTAACACAAATATACCATAATTTACAGTTGTCTTCATAAAATCGCTCTCTTGTGTTTCTGTTGCCATTTTACTGTTAATCGGAATATTATATGTATTCTGTTCTTCCTCACTTGCACCCGTAGGACTGCAGTCTATGTAAATCTCTTCAGCATCCCGTTTTGCTATGTTATTCTCTGGAATAATCAAATACTTTCCATTCCTTGGAGAAATTTCGAATAAATTTGTCACATTTCCGTAATTATTCACGATTTTGTCTTTGGAAGCAGTATTTATCTGAATGGGGGTTGTAAATACACAGATGTAATTACCGGTTTTTCCGTCTATATAGACAATACCAGAGTCTTGTTTTGGTAGAATCGCATTTAAATCCGCGTCAATTGTTGGCGATTGACGATCCGTAATCGATATTATTTTATCAATTACATTCTCATCTGTGATTACTAACGAGCTGGTTTCTAATAAATAACAAGAATATAGTTTTTGGCTTGACCGGTCGCTTTCCGTATGTTCTATGATTAATTCGCCTACAATATTATCATTGGTTGTTGTAATACCCTTAATATTGTAATGGAGTGTTTTATAAATAGACATAGAGGTATGCATGAACTTCGACGAGATGGTGGTTTTATCAAGAAGTTTGTTACTTGTATAGAAAACATTGTTTTCAGATGAAGTATTCGGATATGATATAGAAAATCCACCACGATTATCCGATGGCGAAGTTGCTTCGTTCTTATTTAATGTTACACGTGGGTAGTCTATTACTAATTTATCATCAAACGCTTTATTTTTATTAGGGTCTAATATTGATTTTGAATCTGACATTGTTAATACACTATATAGATTATTCATATAGTTTATTTTGAAAACTTTATCTAAAGGTTAGGAATATACTGGAACAAATTGTTTTCATACATTGTAACTTGGAATGTGTCGTTATACCCTTCCACAAAAACTACATCCCCATTATTTATGTCATCGCATCCATACTCGCCCGTACAACTTTTTCCATTCACACTAATTGGTAACTTGGTGTTTAAATTACCATTATTTGCGATTGTATAGAATTGCCACTTATCGCGTCCAGTCATTATCCGTCTACCCATTAAAGGAAGAATGTTCTGTTCTCCGTCGTTACCCATACGAGTTAATATACCCATCTGTTGATAGTTACTATTTGTTGCGCGCGTTTGAATATTCACCGGAACTGCTACTGGAGGCACACCTCGAATGTCACTTGAACCACGCGGGTAATATACATCATGTGTTTTTAATGGTGGCGCATAGGGGTCATTAATCGTATCATTTCTACCAGACATAGGTGTTAATGCGTGATGTATAGGAGGAGGCACTAAAATAGCAGGTCCTTTATTTGTTGCTCTCCGAACATTCATAAAATGTTGATAAAAGATGAATCCTAAACCTATTAAAATGACTATTATCAGTAGTAATGTCATATTCTCTATGCATATAACACCCGGAGCACATTTTTTTGCCATATTGGTTTGTATATTATTGCACACTATTATAATATGCCAAACGCATTTACTATTTTTCCTAATCCACCGAACATCTTTGATAATCCACCCGTAGTTAATGGGATTACATCCGTCTTTACATCATGGACGAACTCACCAGTCTTCCTTACGAACGCACTTGGTTTTAATCTGCGACAATTATAACATTTATCACGAACAGACTTAGGAAAGTGTATTACATGGAACCCAAACCTATCTATTGTAAATCTATCTAATTTTTCTAACAACGACCACAGCTTACTTTCTATCTGGCTACCTATATTCTCTTTACCACCAACAAAATCTAACATCATAAACACTAACATTGGAATAAAATACAGAATCTTTCCAATAATTTCTAATAGGTAATAAAATATACATGATGTAAAATTTTCCATCATCTGTAACCCGCAAAAAAATGTTGTTAATCCAAATACTCCTACTGAATGCGCTAATTTAGCAGCAGACATAGCACCCAAAAACGCACCTTGGGGGAATTCTATAAACTCCTGTGCGACGCCTTCAAATATCATAAATAAACCTTCTCCAGCTCCTATCGCTAAAGTTATTAATATCAATATAAATGGTATTGCTGCTCCGAACATTGTTACTCTAATATATATTAATAGACATATATTAGGTTTGTATTGGAATCTAATTACTTACTTTTTCTGTGATTTGTATTTTGAGTATTTATTCATAAACGCTTCTGCCTTGTCTAATATGGGGTCGATTTTTGTCATAGCATCTACAATATCACCCTTTAATGCGTTAAATTCGGGATATTCCTCTTTTAACTTTTCAAATTGACGTTTCATTTCGTCCTTTGTCTTGTCGGAAAGTTCATTTGAATTCGGGGCATCATCCATTTCGTCATCTACTTTCGTTGCTGATTTTTTATTCTTTTTCTCTTTTTTGGGAGCAACTTCATCTACCTCCTCTTCCGCGTCAACCTCCTCCTCTTCCTCTGCGTCTTCGTTGTCTTCGAATCCCTCATAACCTACTTGTTTCATACCTTTCTTTAACAAATTAGTAACAGTTAACGCTACACAAAGAATTACTATCATATTTCGGCTAAAGAAAGAAGTTAAGAAACCAACCATACACATCAATACAATTCCCATTGTATCATTGTTGCTTACAAATAACACGATTTGGGTCAATGTCATGAACAAAAACAGATATAACACTAGTTGATTCTGAAGAACTGGATTGAAGTTATACTTCATTTTTACTAGTTTTCCAAAATTTGGTAATTTAAATGGCATTTATAGAATATGTACCGAAATTATTTTACATCCTAAATTATTTTCTTGACTTCTTTATCTCGTTTAGCTGCTACTGTCGCCTTCATCACATTGATAACACGCAGGGATATCTCCGCCATAAATATCCAATACTTCTCTTACCACTTCTTCACGTTGAATATCATCTTTCTGAAATTCTACACTTGTTATACTCGATGAACGTTTTCCTTTAAATTTTTCTAAAAAATCTTCTAATCCATTTACCTCTTGGTCGCGGTCATATTGCTCTAAATCACCTGTTATTACCATACGACTATTTTCACCTAATCGCGTCATTAACATTTTCATTTGGGCTATTGTTGAATTCTGCATTTCATCAGCAACTATCCAGCAATTCTTGAATGTTCTACCACGCATATAACCTAATGGAGATATTTCAATCACTTTATCTTCCAATAATGTAGTTACCTCTTTCGGGGTAATAAATGTATGTAATATATCGTATATAGGTCTTACCCACGGTGCCATCTTTTCTTCTAATGTACCAGGTAAATAACCCAAATCTTCATCGACAGATACGGATGGTCTTGTAAATATCAGTTTTTCGTAATTACCTAATAAAAAATTTCGCACACCCCATTCTGTCGCAAATAATGTCTTTCCTGTTCCAGCTGGACCCGTTGCTACAACAATCTTCTTATTCTTACGTTTCAATTGATTATGGTAATATTCTTGACTCTGATTCTTAGGACTTGTGAATTTTGATTCAAATATACTCTTTTCATTCGCAGATAAATGGTGTATATTCTCGTAATATGACCGTTGTCTTGCGATTGACGTCTCGCGGTCTATATCATGCTTATATTCGTTCAACATTTCTTTATCGTTTGGTTTCTTTGACTTACGACCGCGCTTCTTATTATCCTGCTTATCGTCTCCTAAGTAGTCTTCCATGTCATTGTAAGAACCTTTTTTCATCTATTATCTATTGTCTAATATACTATAATCACTTAAATAATTTCGAGCGGACAAACGATAGTTCTCTTTATTACGTAGTATAGGTATTTACTAACTTATTACTACCACTAAACGCTACTATTTTACAATACAAATACTACAATATTGTTATTACATCTTTGATTTTTGGACGTGTACTACATTTTGTTTGAGGGTCACTCCATATTCGTATACTAATTTGATATATATTGTCAGTTGTTACTATAATACCCTAACATAAATACATTTATTAAAGGAAATAAAAATCTGCCGTCTATATTATTTAGACAACAATGACCGACATTCAACATAACGAGCCTTTACTGCAACCTGATGAAAACCGATATGTTATGTTCCCTATTCAGTACAACGATATATGGGATATGTATAAACGCTCTATTGACTCTTTTTGGCACACTGGAGAAATTTCACTCGCACAAGATCTAAATGACTGGAAATCACTCAATGCCGACGAACAAAACTTTATAAAAATGATTCTCGCGTTCTTTTCCAGTAGTGACGCACTTGTCACTGATAATCTTGGAACACGCTTCATGAGCGAGGTTCAACCATCTGAAGCACGCGCATTCTACGCTTTTCAAATTGCGATTGAGACCATTCACTCTGAAATGTATAGTATATTGATTGACACTTACATCAAAGATAGTGCTGAGAAAACCAAATTATTCCAAGCCACTCAAAATTATCCTTGTATTTCTAAGAAATTTAACTGGGCTCAAAAGTGGTTAGATGATAAAACCAGTGACTTCGCAACTCGTCTGGTCGCATTCGCACTTGTAGAAGGTCTTTTCTTTTCATCGTCATTTGCTGCTATTTATTGGATTAAGAAACGTGGTCTTATGCCTGGACTTACATTTTCAAATGAACTTATTTCACGGGACGAAGCTTTACATACCGAATTCGCTATTTTGCTTTACTCCAAGATAGAAAATCGTCTTTCTCAAACCAAAATCTATGATATTGTGAAAGAAGCGGTTGACATCGAAAAGGAATTTATTACAGAAGCTATTCCTTGCCGTATGATTGGAATGAATACAAAACTTATGTGCCAATATATTGAATTTGTTGCCGATAGATTATGTCTACAATTGGGTTATGACAAAATCTATAATTCGTCGAATCCATTTGATTTCATGGAGCTCATTAGCGTTGAGTCGAAAGTGAACTTCTTTGAGCGTACAAATGCTGAATACGCATTAGCTAATAAAACGGTTGATGATGACGTCTTTGAATTTAAATCTGATTTCTAAATGGTCTTATTTAGTCAGTGTAACCAATATAATTTATGATTATTTATTATACTAATCATACATTATGAATACGTGGTATGATTCTTCTATTAATTCGAATATTCTACGGAAAACCTATGTGAATGGATTTTTAGATGTTTCGCAAAACCTCAACGTACGTAGTAATATGTATGTAAATGGGGATGTCAGTTTCAACTCTACTGGTCGCGTTGACGTTTGTGGTAACTTTTACGCTCAATATCCCGAGAATTCTATTCCTATATCTGCTATTATTGGAGATAATGAGAATAAAGCGAATCTTGATTATGTTGATGCTTCTTTGAATTTGAAAGCCGATAAGAACACTACCAATGATGCGATTGCTCTTAAAGCGAATCTTGATTATGTTGATAATTCTCTCAATTTAAAAGCCGATATGGAAGCCACCAATGATGCGATTGCTCTTAAATCCGATTTGACCTATGTTGATGCTTCTCTCAATTTGAAAGCCGATATGGAAGCCACCAATGCTGATATTGCTCTTAAAGCGGGTCTTGATTATGTTGATGCTTCTCTCAATTTAAAAGCCGATATGGAAGCCACCAATGCTGATATTGCTCTTAAAGCGGATCTTGATTATGTTGATGCTTCTCTCAATTTGAAAGCCGATATGGAAGCCACCAATGATGCGATTGCTCTTAAAGCCGAATTGACCTATGTTGATGCTTCTCTCAATTTGAAAGCCGATATGGAAGCCACCAATGCTGATATTGCTCTTAAAGCGGATCTTGATTATGTTGATGCTTCTCTCAATTTGAAAGCCGATATGGAAGCCACCAATGATGCGATTGCTCTTAAAGCCGAATTGACCTATGTTGATGCTTCTCTCAATTTGAAAGCCGATATGGAAGCCACCAATGCTGATATTGCTCTTAAAGCCGATTTGACCTATGTTGATGCTTCTCTCAATTTGAAAGCCGATATGGAAGCCACCAATGCCGATATTGCTATTAAAGCGAATCTTGATTATGTTGATGCTTCTCTCAATTTGAAAGCCGATATGAAAGCCACCAATGATGCTATTGCTCTTAAAGCGAATCTTGATTACGTTGATGCTTCTCTCAATTTGAAAGCCGATATTAGTAACGCTACTTTTACAGGTAAATCTACTTTTACTGAAATTGTTGTCAATGATAATTTGACTGTTACTAAAAAAACGACCTTGGGAGATGATGTATCGATGAATGCTAACGTGGATATTAGCGGAAATTTAGCCATTAATGGTAATTTATCTGTTTTCAAAAACCAATCAACCGAAATTATAAACACCACCGTCAATGAATACACATCAATTGTTACCGAAGATATTTCTTTAAATGGTGGTCTAAGTGTATCTGGAGATTCTTCTTTTAATAGTCATGTTACTATACAAGACCTTAGTGCTACTGGTAATACTACCATACAAGGTGAACTTGAAGTGGATGGCGATGTTTCGTTTAATAATGGATTATCAGTAGGTGGAAATTTAAATGTTACAGGAACCGTTTCGGGACCAACAGCCGCAAGTGGAACCAATACTACCCAATTGGCAACTACCGCATTCGTTACGGATGCCGTTGCAGCGGGTGGTGTAGATACAGATAGCGACCTAAGTCTTAATGCTGGATTATCCGTCGGGGGTGATGTAAGCTTAAATGCCGGATTATCGGTTGGTGGTAATATAACTATTCCAGATAAATCCATTAACATTACTGCTTTAAAGAATAACAATAATTTAGCTGACACCACATATAAAACCTTTGTAATTACAGCATCAGGTAATAAATACTATATAAATGGTGTTTTACAAGATACGATAATTCTATACCGTGGATTAAAATATAGTTTGGACGTAAATGATGGTTCTACTGGTTCGCATCCATTTTATATTCAAACTACAGATAATGGAGGTGCTTACGATGCGGCTAATGTATATAATGATGGAATTACCAATAATGGTGCTACTACAGGAATTATTGACTTTATAGTTCCAGATAACGCTCCAGATACATTATATTATAGATGTAGCGCTCATGGGGATATGGGGGGAATAATTCAACTTGAAAATTATTTAAATATCAGTGACAATTTGATTTTAAGTAAGAATTTGAATGTTACAGGAACCGTTTCTGGTCCAACAGCCACAAGTGGAACCAATACTACCCAATTGGCAACCACCGCTTTCGTTACTACTGCCATTGCTGATGGTGGTGGTGGTGGTGGTGTTGACCCCGATAGTGATTTAAGTCTTAATGCTGGATTATCGGTTGGAGGCGATGTTTCGTTTAATAAGGCTTTGAATGTTAATTCATTAACAGTTTCCAATGGATTAACCGTGGGGACTTCGCAAATAACCCAAAGTGCCTTTACTTCCCTTCTGACACAGCTCGGAGACGATATTGACGGGGAAAATTCAGGTGACTGGTCCGGTTCTTCTGTGTCACTAAGTGCGGATGGCTCGATTGTTGCTATTGGGGCATACAAGAATAACAGTTTTACCGGTCATGTTCGGGTTTATCAACGGGACTCTACTAAAACCATTGCGGATACCGACCCAAATTCGGCTACTTTCGGTCCGGTCGGATGGAACCGGTTAGGACACGATATTGACGGGGAAGCGGGAGGTGACTATTCCGGTGAATCTGTGTCACTAAGTGCGGATGGCTTAACCGTTGCTATTGGGGCACGCCAGAATAACAGTGGTACCGGTCATGTTCGGGTTTATCAACGGGAATATACTAAAACCACTGCGGATACCGTCGAATCATCGGCGACTTTCGGTCCGGTCGGATGGAACCGGTTAGGACACGATATTGACGGGGAAGCGGGAGGTGACTATTCCGGTCAATCTGTGTCACTAAGTGCGGATGGTTTAACCGTTGCTATTGGGGCATACGGTAATAACAGTCAGACCGGTCATGTTCGGGTTTATCAATATGACTCTACTAAAACCACTGCGGATACTTTCGGTCCTGTCGGATGGAACCAGTTAGGACACGATATTGACGGGGAAGCATCAAGCGACCGGTCAGGTTATTCTGTGTCGCTAAGTGCGGATGGCTCGATTGTTGCTATTGGGGCACAGGGTAATAACAGTTATACCGGTCATGTTCGGGTTTATCAATATGACTCTACTAAAACCAATCCGGTTACCGACCAATCATTGAATACTTTTGGGCCGGTCGGATGGAACCGGTTAGGACACGATATTGACGGGGAAAATTCAGGTGACTGGTCCGGCATATCTGTGTCGCTAAGTGCGGATGGTTTAACCGTTGCTATTGGGGCAGCCTATAATAACAGTTATATCGGTTATGTTCGGGTTTATCAATATGACTCTACTAAAAACACTGCGGATGACGTCCAATCATCGGCTACTTTCGGTCCGGTCGGATGGAACCGGTTAGGACACGATATTGACGGGGAAGCATCAAATGACAGCTCCGGTTATTCTGTGTCGCTAAGTGCGGATGGCTCGATTGTTGCTATTGGGGCATATGGTAATAACAGTTTGTCCGGTCATGTTCGGGTTTATCAATATGACTCTACTAAAACCACTGCGGATGACGTCCAATCATTGAATACTTTCGGTCCTGTCGGATGGAACCGGTTAGGACACGATATTGACGGGGAAGCAACAAATGACCGGTCAGGTTGGTCTGTGTCACTAAGTGCGGATGGTTTAACCGTTGCTATTGGGGCATGGGGTAATAACAGTTCTACCGGTCATGTTCGCGTTTATCAATTACCAAGGCCGGTAACCTCACTCGCATTAGATAATTTGTTTGTTACAGGTACTTTATCAAAAGGTTCGGGTACGTTCAAAATAGACCATCCATTACCTGAAAAACAAGATACACACAACTTAGTCCATAGTTTTATTGAAGGTCCACGTATGGATAATATTTACAGAGGACACGTCCATCTCGTAAATGGCTTAGCTGAAATCAACTTAGATACCCAATTCAATATGACAGAAGGTACGTTTATCGCATTAAATCGCGACCTCAGTGTATTCACCACAAATGAAGACGATTGGGATAATGTACGTGGTAAAGTCACAGGAAACATATTAACAATCGAATGTCAAAATACGGAATCTACCGCATTAATCAGTTATCTTGTAATTGGCGAACGCCAAGACAAACACGCAAAAGAAACTTATATCACAGATATGGATGGGCGATTGATTACCGAACCTTTGAAAATAAGAGCGTAAGTATACTCATACAATCTAATTGATGTTATCTTATCAAAATAATATCAATAACCCTCACGAATTTTGTATACTATATGTATATATAGATAGATAGATAGATAGATGGCTTCTATTACTCGTAAACGTACTCGTTGTAAAAACGGAACCCGCAAAAATAAGAAAACCGGTAATTGTGAAAGTGTTTTAGATAAAACCTGCTCCATTTGCTTAGACCGAATTGTATCTGGAAATATCACTACCAAATGTAAACATAAATTCCATAAAAAATGTTTGATTGGTTGGTGTAAAGGCAACAAAGACAAACCAACATGTCCTATTTGTAGAAAGGATATTACAGAAACTTGTAAAAAGATTATGCCTTTTGATAGCCACGAAGTATTCCGTTACATCGGATTCAGACATGGCGAATCAAACGCAGATAAAACAGATAGATTACAAAAGATTGTCGATATAGTTCGTCATAAGGATTTTGACCCCAATGTAAAAAAAAGTTCGGGAAAAAGCTTATTATATGAGTTATCATGGAATAAAAGTTATAATGAAGATTATAAACACATTGTTGAAATTATATTCAAAAAATACCCTAATATTGATGTGCCAACTGCCCTTATTACCGACTTGATGGCGAACAACAATGGCGAAATGTTACAACTGTATAAAAAACACAAGAAAATACCCAAACAGTTGAAGAATCTAATCTAATTTACATAATTTACGCTAAAAATGTATAAAAAGTGCACAAAAGAAATGGCAAAGGTTTTCAAAATTGGACATAAAATAAATGTCCAAAATGAAAATACTCAACGGAGAATTTAAAACGGGTTTTCTAAAAATACGATTTAGACGTATATGCAGTTATTTGTGTAATTTTTGTATTATTTGTCTTACCATAAAAATTAAGTATATTATGCGGTAAACGATTTAGGCGAATTATATATTAGTATTGTATACGAATTATGCCTAATACTAAACTCGCCAATAATCGCCTAAAATTTAATTGTGAAAATTGTGACTATTCATGTAGTAAACAAAGTGACTTTAATAAACATTTATCTACACGTAAACACCAAATACTAATAAATCCGAATAACTTCTCACCAAAAGTCGCCAAAGTGTATAATTGCGATTGTGGAAGAAAATACAAACACATGTCCAGTTTATGCAATCATAAACGAACATGTAAAACACATAAAGAGAATGACGACCACACAAATGAAGACCCCTCAAATGAAGACCCCCTGAATGAATCCCAAACAAATGCTGCTACAATACTTGAGAATCCGTCATTGGTAGTTGAATTACTGAAACAGAATAAAGAATTTAAGGACCTTATATTGGAAGAACGTCGTGAATTCCAGCAAATTATAAAGGAGATGTCAAAGAATATGGGTAATAATACTGTAAACAATAATAACACGAACATAAACAGTAACAATAAGTTCAATCTAAATGTATTTTTGAATGAGAAATGTAAGAATGCGATGACATTAAAGGACTTTGTAAAATCCATCAACATATCCATACAGGATTTCATAGAAACCGGAGAACGTGGATTCGTAGATGGCATTTCCAATATCATCGTAGAACGTATAAATGAAATGGAAATCCATGACCGTCCACTCCATTGTACGGATTTGAAACGCGAAACTGTATACATCAAAGATGACGACAAGTGGGAGAAAGACGACGATAAAACCAAGTTGCGTAAGGCGGTTAAAGGAGTAGCCTACAAAAACGAACGAATGCGTCCAGTATGGTATGATTCAACGCCGGACGTGGGTATCATGGGAACCGAAAACTATGAAAATTTCTTCAAATATTCCAAGGCATCCTTAGGTGGATACGGAAAAGAAGAAACAAAGTCATTTGAAGACAAAGTGATGAAGAATGTTCTCAAAGAAGTAACCATCGACAAAACAAAGGCAATAGAATAAAAATATATGAAAAATACTTATATTTTTATTTGTAAACGCTCAATGTTCGTGCACTGGAATCGGTTGCGTCAATGTATTTTGGCATCCAAAAGTAGGGTATAATGGGTCCTAATCCGGCATAATGTTGTTCGAAAATGGTCCGGTAGTATATTTGTTCTGTAGTTTGGGGTGGTAGATGTGAAAATGGAAATAAATCACTGTCCTCACCCAGTTTTGCGTCAGCATGTTCTTGAATAATTTGGTATAATGAACGTGTTTGTTTAGAAACCCCGTCACTAAACGCTTCTTTGCGTCTCCATAATACACTGTCTGGAAGTAAAGGTTTCTCGTTGTACTTAGCATATTCTTCTTTCGAGAATGCCTTACGTATAAGGTATTTTTCAGGAAGTTTCTCATTGGTATGAAATCGAATATGTGCGGGTATAGATAAATAGTACTCGGTCCATTCGCGGTCTAAAAAGGGTGTTCTAGGTTCGAGACCATGAGATGATATTGATTTGTCTGAACGTAGGACATCAAACGTATGTATATATTGTAACAGGCGTCTACATTCCATATCGAATTCAACTTCATCGGGTGCGCTTCCCATATACAAATACCCACCTGATAATTCGTCGGAACCGTCTCCATTGAATATAACTTTTGCTTCGCTATGCTCTGCTATATATTTACCAATAAGCCAGTTACCAATACTTGCACGTACTGTAGTTGTGTCGTAACTTTCAATTCCTTTGATAACTTCCGGTATAGCATTAATAAAATCCTCTTCACTCAACGCGATTTCAGTATGCTTTGTTCCTAGAAAATCCGCTACTATTCTTGCGTGTTTTAAATCATCAGCCCCCTCAATCCCGATGCTGTATGTTTCAAGTACGGATAGATTATTTTTCCGGTGATAATCATTTACAATAGCTGTAATTAAACTGCTATCAAGACCGCCCGAAAGTAAACATGCGATGGGTCTATCTGTAGTGGAGCACCGTTTATGAACTGCATTAGTAAGATAATTACGTATATCCTTGAAAATAGTGCATGTATTTACACGATTCGTATACATGTTACTATGAAAGCCATGAGAATGGTATTGTTGTGATGATATAAAATTCCATGATTCGCGTGTGTCTTGTGGGAGTTCATAGTAATGGAATGAACCCGGTTGGAATTGTTCTATACTACAGTCTGGATATTTAGATGCTTGGTCTGGGTCCATTGTTCGTTTATTGATGTTAGTTGATTTGATGTAGTCATAAATATCATATAATCCTTTAATTTCACTAGCGAATCCATATAAGTGATTTTTAGAACTCTTTGACCGCGATATGGGTTTCATTTGGTATAATGGTCTAACCCCATAGGGGTCTCTTGCTACGTATATTTTGGAGGGCGCATTAAACCTAGTCTCGACCAATACGAATGCGAACACCCCATCTAACATACGCAATGTTTGTTCTATGCCATATTTTAAGTAAGTATGAATAATAACTTCACAATCGGAATCAGTTGTAGGGGAAACGTTGATAGTTTTATATAACTCTTTGTAGTTGTATATTTCGCCATTACAAATCAAAGAAATATTTTGAATACGAATCGGTTGATTGGCTCCATCATTTAATCCATTGATAGCTAACCGATGAAAGCCTAATTGTGCCTTAATCGCACAATGAGATAATGATGAGAATTCAGGTCCTCTTCCTTTACCATTCTCAAAACAAGATTGAATAATGGATTGTGGGATATGGTTATTATTGTTTAATAATGTAAAAATTCCACACATAGTAAGGGTTTGGTATACTAACCATATTGGATTATCTTTATACCTTTGAATATTTATTTGAGAACATAATGTATAGTATAGTATAAATGAATGATTATATTGATAACACACCAAAAAAGGAGAACACAAACGAAAGTAAGAAAACCAATTTAGGCGAAAATTCAACAAACATGAACGATATAAAGCCAATGGACGGTAAATATCAATATCAGACTGTACGTTTTACTGAGGTTGCGTTTCCTACATTGATTACGGCTAATGCTGACACAAATACATATGACGTAGTAGCAGATACAGGTGAATCTCCCCAAGAAGGTGAAAATGAGGAAAATGAGGAAGAAGGTAGTGATAGTGATAGTGATAGTGATGATGAAAGTATTGATATAAATGAAATTTTTCAAGGGCATATTAACATCATGTTTGTGAGTTCATTGTCGATTGTCGGGTTATTTATTTTATATAGAATGATTCAAAAGTCGCGATAAAAAATGTCAAATATTGTAGTTTGACATTTTCAAAGTGGGTGTAGTTAGATATTTTACATGATAGCTCGATTACATTTTTTCATTTCTCTCTCTTGGATACGCATGTCAGCCAATTCTCTCCTTTGGTTAAGTTTGTCCTTTTGTGCTTGTTCCTTGGCAGCCAACTTGTCCTTTTGTGCTTGTTCCTTGGCAGCCAACTTGTCCTTTTGTGCTTGTTCCTTGGCAGCCAACTTGTCCTTTTGTGCTTGTTCCTTGGCAGCCAACTTGTCCTTCTGTGCTTGTTCCTTGGCAGCCAACTTGTCCTTTTGTGCTTGTTCCTTGGCAGCCAACTTGTCCTTCTGTGCCTGTTCCTTGGCAGCCAACTTGTCTTTCTTTTCTTGCTCTTTTAATTTAGTATATTTGGTAGCTAACATTTGAACTATTAACACAAAATCATATAGAATTTTATTACGCTCTTCGGTAAATTTCTTAGTCGGTGACTTTAGTCTTTTAAATAATATACGAGTTAACATTTCAAAATCTTCTACGCGAATGTCTTGAGTCAACTCTGAGTGCCCTTCTGTCGGACAATATCTTATATTAATATCCTGAAGGAATATATTATTACCACCATTCATTGTAAATGATGGAGTTTCATTATGATTACTACCAGCAAGATGATAACCATAATAAATAGTATCTAAGTTGATTCTGATTATTTGATAGGTATAAGTACGTATAAGGATAATTTGTCCGCAACGTGGATTTGCCATTTGAGACATATCTTTGCCGTATGAGTATGTGTTAATCAAATTATTAAATTTATTATAAATTCCATTTACAAAGAGTTTTACGCGAGTATCAGGGGGTAGAGAAGATAGGTTCTTTTTAAATTCAGCTAGTCCACGTGCAGAATTAAATTTGTCGATAACATATTGATTTCTCTCTTGTTTAGTAAGATACTTTGTAGTAATGTGTCGTTGAAGGTCATATGGTAATGTTTTATCTTTACCAGGAGCATAGACTAGATTACGTGTCATATTGAATAATTGTACGAAACAGATGTTCGTTAGGTTATGATGCTTTCAAATATATGTGAAATAAGTTTTCAATTTTTCGTCGGACATATTTGAAAATTGAAACTTGTCACACAAATCATTAACAACTAAAAAATGTCGGACCCCGTATTGATAATCGTAATCTTGTGTTTACTAACCGTCATGTTTGTAATGTTAGTATACATATGTATACGCGTGTGTATATGTACTGATTCCAAATCAACAGATACGAAAATTTTACATATCACTAGTATCGATGACTTTCTAAACGCGTTAGATAGAACATCAATAAATAAGGATAGTGGTATTACTCATACTAACACCACTATTGAACTATAACTTATATCGCTTATATATTTCCAATGCGACCAATCCACCGAATATTTGTGCTAAACTATAGGGTACAATTTCATTCGTAGGTAATTTATCTGCGGCAGCCATAACAATATTAATAGCCGGGTTAATATATGCTCCGGAAATAGGTGAAATCATTACAATAACTAAGGTTAATGCTGCTCCGATAGCAATAGGATTCCCGGTAGCTAATACAACATAAACAAAGAATGCTGTCCCTAAAAATTCAGCTAAATAATTATACATTTCGTGTCTTATAGTGTATCAAGTGAAAAAAATACAATTACACAATTGACAAATTACTTTCGTGCGCCCTTTTTTGCTGGAGCTACTGAACCACCAGCGCGAACTCTACGTAATGCATTATTACGAGACAACATATCATTTGGATTGGTGAAAGAGAATTGTTGGTTGTTTTCATTGAACGAACCTTTCCCTATAGCTCCCGCCCGACGTCTACGCATAACATCCGAAGCATCTCTGGATTCCCCCATCCATTTGTTTTCGGTAGGTATACCACTGGGTATGGTTTCCACAAATGTTTTGCGGTCCATCTGAAATCTACCTTCATTGTTGCTAGTGTTATCTTTTAATGGCATCGCGTTTTCGGCAGTAAGAACCGCATTGTTGTTGTTTTGGATAGTCCATTTCATCTTATACATTTTACAAATTCTATACACTTATTATAGAATTTATTGCGACTGGAAAATTAAAGTGCGGAATCATTGTAGTTGCGATTCATAGCTTGTTGTTTTTTGAAGCGAATATAGTCAGAAGAATCAGGTACGAACTTAACATTCGTGGATGAACCGGGAACATTACTATTGTCACATGTAAAGGTCATTTGTTTTGGACCTCCACAAGAATAGTTCTTTCTACCTAAAAAATCACCTAAATTGTTTACTGCTCTAAAAGGGGTAGTAACTCTTTTCTCTCCCTCGTATGTTCCAGTAGCATATGGTGTGTTCCATGCGCTACGTAATACTTTCCGTGTGATGGCACTTTCACTATCTCTTTTAGAACTCACTGTTTGTTTTGATGCATGTCCGTTGTAAGGACCACCTAATACTGATGAACCGCTCATATTAATATTGTTATATTATAGTCAAATATTTTGTTCTCATCTAACTAAAAATAATTCCTAAAGTGAAAATATATCTCGTTAGAATATAATTGTATAGGAATGAGTGAAGTTGACAGTGACAATGATAGCAATGAGAATAATGATAGCAATGAGAATAATGAGAATAATGAGAATAATGACTATATAAACAAACTTACAATGAGTTTCCTAATGAATAAAAGTCAGCATAAGAAATATGTTTCAGCTGAAGACCCTGAAAAATACCAACGAGAACAACGACATATACGTTCTTTAAGAAAACACAAAAATGAAATCCTGGATTTAACAAGGCGGCTGTTATGTGACCCAGATACCCAAGTAACAACGGATGTAAATGATTCATTTAATGACTATTCGCGGACATTGCTTCGATATTTAAAAATGAAAGAAATCGAGAATAAGGGTTATGATAATGATTCCGATGACGACGTATTGTTCGGCAATGTAGATGAATCTGACGAGGACAACATAATAGAACCTGAATATCAAAAGACGGATGATATAACTTCATTTTGGGGAACTAAATTAGTAAAGAAGTAGAAATCTGTCGCATTTGTCTAAATACCCGAGGATGTAAAAATCTAAATATAGGGTATACTCCCAATATGTCAAAGAAAAATAAGACATCAACTAAAAAAAATAATACGATGAAGAACCGATTACCGAAAACTAGTCGACTGAACTGCAATCCAAGTATAATCGACAGCAAGGTCGTACGCGGAAGTTGTTTGCCCGAAAATGTGTTACAAGTCCTCAAAGAAAGTTACAATGAGAATAATCCATACAATCAAATAACGACTACGAAACCCAGAAACATATGGAAAGATTTGAAGAAAAGATTGAGAACATGTTCCCATGAAGACTGTTGGTTGAATGTAATAAGCGACCCAATCTATCGCGAAAAGGTGGAGAAATATCTTTTTGTTCCTCGTCCATTACAGCCGGGAGGGTGGAAAACGAACCCGAATCAATGGCTAAGCAATCACGATATCGATAATGTGCTTGAAGAATATGAAAACTCCTATCCGGCATTTAAGGCGATTCAGACCGCAACTATCGATTTTGACGAAATATGCTACATAGAAGATTTATGTAAATTAAAAACAAAAGACCAAGTCGAGGAATACTTGAAACTTGGGAAAACCAAAATAGGCGTGGTATTTAATTTAGACAAATTTAGCGAAGGTGGGTCACATTGGGTATCGCTGTTCCTGGACTTACATGATGGGTTTGTGTTTTTCTTTGACAGTAATGGTGATAAGATACCGACTGAAATAAAGAAATTAATAGAGCGTTTAAAGAAACATTGTAGAGAACTAGAAACCCCGATAGAGTTAAAAGAATACAACAATTATAGAGTGCGTCATCAGCGAGAAAATTCGGAATGTGGAATGTATTCTTTGTTTTTCATAATAACATTATTAACGGGTAAAATAAACAATATTCCAGTGAAGTCGGTAGACGAAAAGATAGATTTGTTTAGAAAAGCAAGAATACCCGATGATTATGTGAGTAACTTCCGTAAAATATATTTCAAAGAATAACAAAATATATGTATAATGTAAAGTAAAATAACATAAAATAATGAGCGACAAACAGGCAGAAAAGACAAACGATGTAAATATTACCACGAAAATATACCCAACATCCTATAAGAATCGTAAAGGGTTTCGTGTAGGCAATATGAAAATAAAATTTGATACGAAGAATGCGCCATTCACAAGTAGCGACCAAGTAGACCATTATTTAAATGAATTGTTTGCGTATATTAAGTGGGCTAGTGTAAAGAAAAACCCGGAAGATGAAACGATAGAAGACAAAAAGAAAAGCATTCATGATTTCTTGAAGGCGAAGAAAATAGACCATATATTTTCCCCCAAAGTAGTTGTAGATACTAAGGGTGGAAGAAGTAAGAAACAGACAAAGAAGGTAAAAGGAACGCGACGGAGAGCAACTAAAAAGAGTTCTTATACACGTAAAGACACAAAATATCCAAAATAGTAAATAAGTTATTTGGTGTAAAATAGGAATAAAGACTATACCTGGTTAGATAATATTATAAGGAATAGTATCTAATGTCACTTTTCGTTCATCCAGAAAATCAAAAAATATTATGGAATATAATCAATGGAAACCCATTTATTATAAGGTATTTTGAGGCAAAGCCATCACAAGCAAAGGAATCCTGGTTCAGACAATCCATTGAAAACTTTTATACAAAAATACAAGGAAAGGAAATAAATCCCGATGAATTAAATTATCTGAATAAGGAAGTTCTCACAAGCATGATACAAAGCGTCCATACCCAAAGTCCTACTTATACAGCGCATGATTCGAGTCAATATACATCCCAATCTGGTACCCCAAGTCATCCTCAATATACTCCACAAAATGGTAATCCTAATTATTCTCAACAAACTCCATCAGAACCAATGAATATGATGACTCATAACAATACTATCAATACTCCGTCGATAGTCAAGGATAGTAAAGAAGAAATATTCAATAAACAATTTCAGATGCGTCAGCAAGAATATGATACTATGTTACATCACAAAACCCCTCAAGAGATAGATTTTCGCGAAACTTCCAATGACGAGAATAAGGATATTAATGAATTATTAGAACGTGAAAGACGGGAGCGCGAAGAATTGATGAAACCTATCCAACAATCCAACAAACTGAATATAGATTCCTCGAATAATGATAATATGAATATTAAACTGGAAGCCGTGGAGTTACAAGGAACTACGGAAAGAAAATCGGTATCTTGGAATGAAGACGTAAAACCGGATAAAATTACTGAAATATTAGAAGTACAAAAATCAGAAACATATTCAATGCGTTTACATATTGTAGACCTAACGAAACAACTCGAACGCGCGAATGAACGATTAACGACTTTAGAAACTATATTGAATAAAATGAATACAAACAATACAAACAATACAAATAATACAAATAATACAAATAATACAACTGAAAAACCCCAACATCACGTTTCTAAGTATGCTAATTTAGAAGAAACTCCAACATACCCTCCTGTAAAAGAAAAAGAAGTAGAAACCGTATTAGTAGAAGATGTAAATACTGACAGTGACACGTAAATAAAATCTATGTATTGAATATAGAATGACTGTTGGTTCAAGAGCTCAAGTATTTCACGGAACTGTCGACAAGACAACCGGAGGTTTAGAAAAGAAGGATTTAATGAAGAATAAGCACGGACGTATTGTGTCTGTACGCAAGCACAAGACTGCCAAGAAGGAGAACCGTCTTAAGAAGGCAGGTTACATGACCAAGAAGGGTGAGTTTGGTTCGTTTAAGAAGGTAGGAGGCAAGACTCGCAAGAACAAGTCTCGCAAGCAGAAGAAGTAATTTGATTTGGTAACATATGATATTTGGATATCATATGAAGTAAAAAAAGTATAAAGCGAATGACATAGTACTAAAAATAGAATGGAATTATTTAAGAATACACTTTTCATCAACTTAGACCATCGTAAAGACCGATTAGAACATGTCACTGAAGAATTTAAAAAAATGAATATAAAAGCAGAACGAGTCAATGCAATTAAACGAGACGTAGGCGCAATAGGTTGTACTCTTAGTCATATAAAATGTTTAGAAATAGCAAAAAAAAGAGACTATGACTATGTTTTTATTTGCGAAGATGATATTTATTTTAAAGACCCCGCGCTGTTAAAGCAAAATTTGGAGAAGTTCCATACAAACTCTAAAATGAATTGGGATGTCTTGATTATAGGTGGGAATAATGCGCGTCCATATCAAATCGTAGAAGACTATTGTTCGCGAGTGTTTTATTGTCGTACCACCACTGGATATATAGTAAAAAAACACATGTATGACACGCTGCTTGCTAATTTTAATGAAAGTGTGACTAAATTAACTAACGATTTGTCTAAAGAAGGAAAACATAAGTATGCACTTGATATGTATTGGCAACGATTACAATATCAGTATTTTTGGTATATGATTACGCCCCCTACCGTAACACAGTATACAAGTTACAGTGATATAGAGAATACTACTCGTGATACCGAACATTTGTTACTAGATATGAAAAAGGAATGGTGTATGCCACAACATCTAATTCCCTCGAAACCTTAGTTCCTAATTCTTAAGAAATTGGATAATACGGATTTATTTTTTTCTTCATATTCCATATTTTGTAAGTTGGCGGAATATTCTTTTTTCATCATTTTTTCGCGATACAACTGGTCTTGTTGTGCTAACATGCGTTCGGACTCTGGTTTTGATAATGGGGCAGTGGATTGTTGTCCTCGTTCCCGCATAATGTGGTCTACCGAAGAATATTTGGTGACTTTTTGATAATCGCGTTCGCTTACCGAGAAGACGGTCTCGTCCTTATGAACTTTTCGTAAATCATCGAATTTTAATTTACTAAATGGATCGCTCGTAACATAACTATCGTCGTCGTCATTGTCATCATAAAAATTGGAGGTAGATGCGCGATTCGATATAATGTTCTCAACTCCTCTATATTTTACTAAACCCGTTTGTTGGTCTTTAATCGAATTGAATATTTGTCCCATATTGCTTGAATTTACAGTTTGGTTAGTTGTGTATGCTGGGTCATCATTTTTAAACCATTCATTTTTACTTTCGTCAACTTTGGTTGCCATGTTTTTTTCAAACAAGTCGTTGAATTTGTCTTGAAATTCACCTTTTGTCATCTCATTAATCACCGAAGAAACCTTTTTTGTGGTTTGGTTGTCGTCTTCATTATTTGTATGAGGAGTATATGCAAGATTGTTTTGTGTTATTTTCTGATTTTGTTTATTTTGGTTGTCATAGAACCTAACTACCACGTCAAATGCCTTTTTATAAAAGAGAAAGTATTTGGAGTCAAGTTTCGATTTGTCTGGATGGGTTCGCAATACTACCTTTTTCGCACGTTTAAGGTCATCCTGGGAAATATTGTATGTTAAATCGAACAACCCAAGTAGGTCTTCAAGCGAATACATATGAATATTTAGGTTGTGTTCTTTTATCGACATGAAATTACTATACTATACTATACTATACCCAATAATATTCTTTCATTAGATTTTACGAAATACATATAGAAATAATGTCGGTACTATTCATATAGTGAATATGCCTCTTCCACTTCTTACTGAAATCAAATCTCGAAATGATTATATGGAACTTATCAATTCAAATCCTGGATTGTTTATAGTTAAATTTGGTGCCGAATGGTGCGCTCCTTGTAAAAAAATAGAAAATGAGGTAATGGAAGCATTTAATAAGATGCCCGACAACGTTCAATGTGCGGTAGTGGATATTGATAACAATTTTGATGTATATGCGTTCCTAAAAACGAAGAAAATGTTCGCCGGTATTCCTGCTATTTTATGTTATCATAAAGATAATGATAGTTATATTCCCGACGAGATTCATAATAATTCAAACAAGGACGATTTACATGAGTTTTTTACACGCTGTATGGAATTACTTTGATGATTCCATCGTCGGTAAAGTCTTGATACATTGAGGTTAGCTTATCGTTCGTGAGTGTAATATCATATACATAATTCCAAAAATTCAAACAATTGTTATTAGAAACGCATAGTTGGTATGAACTGTCACACTCAATTGTTTTTATAGTGTCGTATAGCAGGTTCAGAGAACTATATGCTCCATGATACATCCTATAGTATTTATATTTGTATATACAGTTGTACAAATATAGGTTATAACCAAACCATTCATAGAAGCTTTCCATATATTCGTTATATAGTGGATTTAACAATATAGCATATATATTGGTAGGTATATCCTCTAAATAACGTTGTTCTATGGGATTTGTCTGATATTTGAATTTTACATAATTACATAGCACCGTATTTGATGGCATACATTTTATTTTTCGTGCAAGATTTATAATATATGGAACGAATTTACGAATAAATGGTGGTTCGCATGATTGGTTACATAATATGACATGGGTATGGGGAGTAATATGTGACTGGATGCGTTCATAACATTGGAGATAATCAGGTTGAGTGAATAGGTCAAATACAACAATCAAACTATGTGTGTTTTTACTAGTTAAGAATGATGGTATGACATGGAATGAACCATTATTATCATGACGACTGAAAGTGTCGTTATTGTTTATTTTACCACCAAATGATATGTATATGTCTTGTATGTCATATGTATCTGTTATCATATTTATTAGCTTTCTACATTCTGGTGGCTCTGTAGTGTAAACCTCTTTCAATATAGGCATTTATTAAATGACTATATTTTACTTACGACGCAATGTCTTCTTTACCTTCTTATTTTGGTTATTTGTCTTTGTCTTTTTTTTCTTCAATTTTCCTCCAGATGTTCCGACTGAGTCAACTTTAACCACTTCCATTTCCGCTTCCGCTTCCACGGGTTCCGCTTCCACCACTTCAACTTCCACTGGTTCTACTTCAGCTTCCACTGGTTCCGCTTCCACTGGTGTATTGTCTATGCTCGGTAACATGCTTATAGCAGACTCTTCTGGTTCGTCGTCACTAGAAGAATCCATAACCGTTACATATGCTAATACTGACGCAGTAATGGTAACATATATGTAATGAGTCCACGATATGATGTTTTTATTCATTTTTTTAGTTATATATTTGTTACATTTTTATTCTTATTCAACTTCCTAAATACGATTTATGGCTAATGTTCCAATCTTGCCTGTGCCGAGGCAAACTTTTCAGTCCAAGTCCTCTTAACCGTGTCTGAAACTGTTCCTTTCATATGTCTTTCGTATTGTTCTGGGCTGTCATAATAGAGGCAGAATAAACCTTTCCCTACATTCCCACTTGTTTCGATTACCTTAAAAAATAGGTCCTCGTGCCAAGAACCAACGCGATATTCATGATGCTTATACCCAGTAATCGCATCCCGAATCATGGTTGATGGTGTGAAAGGTGTCGAATATACTTCGGTCTTGGTTTTGATGCCGTCATGTGCCTTGACGATTCTATGGTATCCTGGGTCAGACGACTTAACATCGTCGTATAGCCAGTTGTTACGACCACGTTTAACGGGCTTCTTCTCGACGGACTTTTCAGAAAGGTCGTCGGTGACTACCGAATAGTTATCGTCGTCATTTGATAGCATGTATGCTCGGTCATCATCGTTCAATGAACGGAGAGAGTGGTTGTCACAATCAGACATTTAGAAAATAGTAGTAACTATAGTAACGGGTGTTATAATGACTTTACGCGTAATGTCTTTATGTGGTTTTCCAAATGTATTACACATGTTTATTTCTACAATAAAATATAAAATTCTATTGTATACGATGATATCAACAAAGCCAGAAATAGAGAATATAATTAACAACAAGTTTATGAAGAGAATTCAAACAACCACTGTATATGATATAGATAAACCCGATATATATGAGAATACAAAAGAGAATGTAGAGAACATTGTATTGGATGATTCCATATCCCCTTCCCCATATGGATATTTGAATGATGAACAACTAGATAAAGTGGTGGATATAACTCCGGAAACTCAATACAATTACGTATTATATACCATCATAGATGACAGTGTTACCCCCTATGTTAAATTCTTAATGACAAATACCAACAATATTATGAAATTCTCACATGAAAACGCAACAATAGAGAACATGAGCGATGTCGAGAGTAGCTCTGATAGTGAAACCGATGATATTATACCATTTTTAGATGATGATGAGGAAGAAGGCGAAGACGATTTATTAGATATGTCTTCAAATATCACTGAATACGACGAAGATACCTCTTTACCTTTACAATGTTCTCAATATCTAAAAAATAATTTCGGTATTAGTAATGATAATTCAAATGAATATTATAGAGGCTATGTAAAAGTGGAGGATAAGGTGTATGTATTCATAGATGTATCCATCATTGACATGGAAATACCCGAGAACGAGGATTTTTCCTGGGTAATTATAGATGAAATTGTAAACAAGAAGCATGCCAACAATATACCTATATGCAAAATAGTTGTTAGTATGTTCTCAAACAATCCATACATAAAAAACATATATATCGAGAACAATGTAATAACCGAATCCCCCCTATGTGTGTATATATGTCAAAATGAGAATGATATGTATACGAATATAGAAACAACCGAGCGACTAAATACGTCGTTACTACCCGATAAAATAACTCATCCTGTATTTGGAACGATAACCATGTTCTCAACAAAACCATTTTTAAATGACAATGGATACGATAGATATAGTTTATTCACGACCCAAGCGAATTATATTTTACATACGAATTTCACAAAGTCAGAAGTAGACACTATGAATACCAATTCAATAATCCGATTTCCCCATAACGACGTAGAATGCTGGGCGGTAAAGGATATTAGTTTATTTTCCCCTATCTAATATAGTACAAACTGATAGTATATTAGATATTAGATATTAGATATTAGATATTAGATATTAGATATTACTTCATATAACCAGATAAAAATTTATTAAGCACCTCTACATCAACCAGATGTTTAAAATTATTAACAATGTCTTCTTCAAGTGGCTTTCTCGCATATACTTCTTCGTAACCATGTATGTATTCTATGATTTTCTCAATATGTAAATTATAAGCATCCTCGTCTTCTCGTATTTTGCGAGCTGTGTCTTGTATCTCTTTTAATTTAGTGTTCTCTATTTCTCGTTGTATGTCTTCGTGACGTATTAATTCTTCATTCCGTTCAGCCAAGATGCGTTGTTGTTCTAAAATAAAAGTATCTCTCTCTTTAATTGCGGCTTCGCCCGCGACATCAACATCGATGACATTTTCGAGTTCTTTATACCATTGATTACGTGTTTCTTCCGCACTAATAATGGTATCGCATATATCTGGTTTCTTCACTTTATCAAATCCAGGTTTATGTTGAAATTTATGTTTGAATTCCTTAACAATACTATTTTCAATAGAAGGGCTGGTTTCCATCAACCTATCAAATTCTAGACGACATGCCTTGATGAAATGCCCCGCTTTATCGCGTTCTTCCGGTTTTTTGGCTAATTCAATGCGTACATTTCTGGCGAACTTATCCCAGGCAATGGACGATACTCTATGGGCTTCATTTTTTTCGGACACTTTTAAATATTGCTGGATTGTCGTTAAAATCCCAACTAAAATATTAATACTACCGATTATTGCTGGCGCGTAGCTTTGAACGTTTGGGGGTAGTGTACTTTGTGCGAAAGATGCGGTTCCCGTAATAGTAGATAAAATGATGGCAGGTATAGTAAACCATGCTTGCATACTAGCAAGTTTAGTATGGCTACGAAAATTTAACCATTTGTAACATTGTGCTATATCGCACCATTCAATCAATATTTTTTCATTGTCGGGAGACCATAGAACCTTATCTTCCATCGGATTTCCGCTAGTATGAATGCTTTGTTTATCGTCAGTTGTATCTAAACCATTATCAACGTGTTGTTTTGTAGATTCATTTGTATCCATTTAAAAATATACTATACAATTACACAATATTCTATTTTTAGTAAGTGTAAATTACAATATTATTCTGTAAGTTCCTTATTACTGGTACTATTTGTATGTACGGATTGTTCCATGTTATCCGGAATTAGTGTTATATTGATTTTATCATCAGAACCAACTGAATTATCATCAATATTCGTATCCATTTGTTCTATGGAATTGGCAGTATCAGGTTCTATAGGGTCAATATTGGTGTTAGACGGCGATTCATCATATTCATTATAATCGAATTTTCGAAGAGTATCGGCTTCTTCAACATCATCTACTGAATAAGCGTGATTCCCATTCACATTCTCTTCTATCTCATTGTCAAAATCTTTAAGACGTTGTAACAATGTTTTCAAATGTTTTGTTTGAGATATATGAAAAAACGATAAATAGTTTACGTATAAAGTCATTTGCTGTTTTAATGCGCTATTTTCATGGTCTAACGTATTCAGTAAATTTGATATCGAGAACCCTATACGTGTGTTCTGATTATACTTAGTTATTTTTTCCTGATTTAATTCATAACAATCATACAAAAAAGTAACATATTTCATAATATCCGAGTGAAGGTTTTTAATATCATCTAAATTATATTCCTGAAAGGGTTCTAAATCTTTATAGGGCGGGAAGCTACGAAATTCTAATTTTTCAGCATTCAAGTCGCCACTATTATCCTTGATGTAGGTGATAATAAGTGTGTATAACTTATAATAATCACAATACATTCTGTTATTCAATAATATGCGGGTTCTATCAATATTTTCCATTTCAACTGAAAACAGTTTATATTGGAAAAAAAAAGAGTCTAAACTGAATAGAAGAGCCTTTTTTGTGGTGATTTTGGATAAATCGGTATAGATTGTTTTTAGTTGCGCGATTTTATTGTTGATTTGCGTTTTCGTTTTCGTGACATCATTCCGTAATAATAATATATTATGAAAAGTAGATTTCAACTTTTCAAGGTTATGAGATAGGCGATTTGCCATGATATATACTATTGCACTATATATTCTTCACATGACGAATACTTACACCGAACGAACTAGCATAGTGAATCTACCATTCGTTCATGTAATAAATCAAATGAATTATCCCACATATTATATGATTTGTATACGTCAGTTGAAGTCGAAGTATCAGTATTTGTATTAATATCAGTATTAATATCAGTATTAATATCCAAACATTTCAACAATGTACTGAATTTATAGAAAGGAACAATCGTATTTAGTTTAATATTGATACGCTTACTTCGGTCGACATGGTGTTTAATTTCCCAATATTGAGCGGCTTCTTCGTCATACAATAGTCGTATCATTCCATATTCAATGATGCCATTTTTAAATGTAGTAGCTCTTGGCGTAGAGTATAGGTTAATATTTATGAAAGCATAATAATATGGTTTTTTGTTTTCATTTATTTTATATTTCATATCAATTGTATCAACATCCCCTATATCCATGCGTGGAAATACGGATTTGATTTCAGTTTCCGTAACTGTTCCTAGAATGCGGGGAATATAAATCTGTATAGAAGACATTGTTATCTTAGTTATTGTGATGAAATAGGAACGTTTTAAGTTTTCAATTTTTATGTTAGAACGCAACAAAATTGAATACACATTATATATACTCAAAATTGTATTAAGACGAATACACCTATGAGTGACAAGCAAGAATACACAAGTAAGAATACTATTCTTACACAACCTAGTTGTAATAACATAAAACCACCCATTCTTCGCAGAAGCAATGCGACACGACCATATGCTGAACCCAATCAACTAGAAAATACCATAGAAAAAGAGAAAGGAGGAAAACACATAATTGATATATTAGAAGAATACAATTCGAACAGTCACATCCATAAGTAATTTACACGAAAACAAGTTAAACAGATTTTACACATATTATAAATACGATGACAGATAGCTTGGAAGTTCCCACTAACTTTGTGACGGTAATTAATGATTTTACAAATGACCTATCCACGACATTTCCTGAATATTCTGATAAATGGACGAACTTAACCGGTGCTATTGATAATAACGCACGCGATGAGTTGTATAAACATTGTATGCAGGTATATCCGGAACGTTTTTTTGATATATTGTATCAAAACGCAGATATTTTTGCGGATACACAAGAAATGAATGTTAATTTTTTACCGAATGTGGATTTTAAGATGCTTTATCATTCCGAGGGTGTTACCGAAAACATTCGTAAAACGATTTGGAAATATTTGCAGCTAATCATGTTTACCGTAGTAGGCAGTGTCAAAGACAAGAGCACATTTGGGGATTCTATGAATATGTTTGAAGGAATTGACGAAAACGATTTACAGTCGAAATTGAGCGAGACCATGGAGGGTCTTACTGACTTTTTTAAAGACATGGGTAAAAATGAAAATGCGGACGAACCGAGTTCTACCGAACAAGGACAGTCAAATCCATTTAATATGAATGGTATGCCCAATATGGAAAATATGCAGGAACATTTACATACTCTATTTAACGGTAAGATTGGTTCGCTCGCCAAAGAAATGGCAGAGGAAATCTCCGGGGATTTTACTGAATTATTGGGAGATAATGCTGAAAACGCAAGTCCTCAAGACGTTATGAAAAAGCTGATGAAGAATCCTACGAAGATAATGGGTTTAATGAAGTCTGTAACTGGAAAATTGGACGCAAAAATGAAAAGTGGCGAAATATCTCGTGAAGAAATAATGAAAGAAGCAGGTGACCTTCTTGGAAAAATGAAAGAGTCAAATGGCGGAGCTGAAATGTCAGAGATGTTCGCAAAAATGGCAAAAGGTATGGGTGCTATGGGTAAAAATATGAAAATGGATACCAATGCGATTGACCGTATGGTAAAATCCTCCAAACTAAAAGAAGACATGATGAATCGCCATTCTGCTAAGAAAGACAAAATGCTTGAGAAGGCAAGAGAAGAAGCTGCTTTGGTCCAACAACGAATAGACGCACAGGAAAAATTAATGGCAAAATACTCTTTAGAACAAAAAGACGGAAACAAAATGGTGTTTAAGTTGGACGGAGAATCTTCGCAGGAAAAGTCATTTATCCATCCCGATTTACTGAAAGAATTCGAAGAAGATGATATGAAAAAAGCGTCATCTACCAACAAACCTAAGAAGAAGAAGAAGAAAGGAAAGAAGTAAAGTAAAGTATAGGAAATATTTTTTATCTGCGTATAGTTTAATTTAATGGGAATTTTTAAGTATATCAAATTAAACGTTTTTATAATTAGTTTAGCATTCGGACTATTTGCCGTGTATATCACCATGCCTGATACGCGTAAGATTTATGTGTATCCTACTCCTGAGAACATAGAAGTTCTGCAGTACAAAGATAAGACGGATACGTGCTTCCAATTCAAGCAGAATGAAGTCGCTTGTCCTACGAACGAGGCAGAAATAACAAAAATACCGGTCCAAAGCTAATACTACCAGGTATAACATATTGAAAAATTATTTATATGAACGTAATGTATATTATGAATCTACAGCGTTTACTACATACCGAAATGGGTCAAAACTTTATATCTATCCTGTTAGGTTTAGGGCTTGCTACTTTATTTAGAAAGGCGTGTACTGATAAGAACTGTCTAAAATTCAACGGACCAATTATTAGTGAAATTGAAGACAAAATATTTAAGCATGATGATAAATGTTACAAATATACGACAACCTCTTCTAAATGTGACAATACAAAGCGCGTTATTAGTGTATCTGATACACCGCAAATAGTCAACTAAACCCTTGATTATTTAGTGTCATTCGTAAAACTATACAATCTTACTTATATCATATTGTATAGTAATGGAGAATACAACTACCCGAATTTCAGATTTGCCAGACCCGAATTCGCAACATATGCAACAACGTCAACAACAACTACCGCCAAATCAACAACAACCTACAAAACCATCGGAACTACCCAATAATTATACGCCTATCAACGTCCATCCTAACCCATATGGTGTGTCGGACCAAAATCCAATAATGTCGCATCCGGAACAGCCAATAAGTCCTCAGCAAGAAGTCCTTTCTAATAACACTGCTACTCAACAAGTTCCACAATATTTAAGTGAAGAACAACGCGAAATGATAATGCCTTCCCAACAACAGCGTCTACCATCACGTCATATACAACAAGATACTACCCAATACGCCCAAGACGAACAAATTCAACCAAATTATATACCCCAAGGAAATGTGTCGAATGACTATGTTAGAGAGTATGAAGAATTCACCGATAAGAATATACAGAAGCACGAAAGAGAGAACGGACGCAATCAACAAATAGATGATATTCTAAGTGATTTACAGGTCCCTATTTTTGTAAGTATATTGTTCTTTTTGTTTCAACTCCCCATTATAAATGCATATATATTCAAACGGTTCTCGTTCTTATCCATTTATAATGATGATGGCAATTTTAATTTTTACGGTTTAGTGTTTAAAAGTTGGATATTCGGTAGCATCTATTATACAATTACGAAGCTCACGAACTTTTTGATTAGTCTATAGTCCGAATAGTTTCAATATTTTATTTTCCGAGCCCGTCTTCTTTTTATTCTTTACTGTTTTGGACGTATTTTTTTTAATCTTCTTTTTCTCCTTGAAAACGTTCTGTCCCTCACCTGGAGTATATTTCAGAAACCACTCCTGGTATTCCGTCGTTGACTGCTTACCCTTCAACTCTTTAAATTTCTGAGTTTTTTCAGACCGAATGTCTTCTATGGTTGTCTGTTTACCATAACATTGGTTCGTAAAACGCTTTAAAATACCTTTTTGTTTTAGTTTATTTTTTTCTTGAATGTTGAATAAATACTCAGCCATACATAATAATCTGATATCGTGTAATTTCTTATCACCGTAAATGAAGCTCAAATACAGACTCATTATAGTATCAATAGTAGCTATTTTGACAATTCTATCTTGAATGGTGATTTCATTATAACTATGACAGGCAATCGGTTTATGTATTATGGCTATAATATCCAATTTGCCGATAGATACTTCTATATTTTCAGGTATTACTTCACCAATAGCATCATTTCGTTTTATCTTAATGTTTGTGATTCCATTCTCTTCTAATTGCTCTTTTAATAGTAAAGCAGTCTTTTCTATGTCCTCAGATAAAACATCAAAATCCGGTATTTTTTGTAATTCGTGTTTATTGCCATTTTTCATATGCTTTGAGTATAGCCCACTGGCATATCCACCGAAAAATACAACGCCTTCATCCACAAACACATCTCTAGTAATTACATAAATTTGTTCTTGTTCCGTCATATTCGTCTCCATTTTTCTTTGAAAATCGATATCATCGCATCCAGAAGTCGTTAATGGATAATATTTATTCAATAGATTCAATCGCTCTAATACCTTTTCCCATCGAGATACATCTCCATCGGGTCTAGACAATTCCAAATACATTGACATTCTCAAGTAATTGGGAGGAGTATAATGAATGCCTGATTTTTTTAGTGAATCGCGTTTAATTGAATTGAATAACGGTTTTGGCAATTGTGTTATATCCGCAATAGGAATAAAGTTGACAAATACTTTATATGTCCCGTAATGTACGCCGGCTTTTGCCTCCACATTTGTATATCCATTATTGAAATATATATCCGCTAATTCCTTTGCATCGTTCATTGCGGTTGATGAGAAAAAATCATAATCAGGTATTTCTGCCTCTTTGTCATAAAAACGCGCGTTTTCCGGTAAGATATTATTAATAGCAGTACCTCCGTAGCAAACCAACTTTTTGGTAATAATAAATTCTTCCACTATTCTTATCATATTTTGAACGTCTTCA